GATGCAGAACTGGCGCGGGTTTACGGCTCATGCTCTGGAGTAGACGGGAATAAGCTGACAATAATGGAAGGAGTTGAATGGTCGGACACGTCAGTATGTCCATTGCTAAAAGGTTCTCCGTGTGTTATGGTGTGTAGAAAGATATCGTCAATGACAGTTGGCTCGCACACGATTTTTGTAGGAGAAGTCAGGCGCACGGATTATGGTCCGAAAGGATCGAAAAGAGAAGACCGTCTGTTTTACTGGGGGAAGCATAACTCAGACTTTGTCTTTGATGGAAAAGTGAGAGCGTGTATCTAAAACAAAAGCGGGCATAACTCAGTGGTAGAGTGCCAGGCTCCCCGCTTGGAGGTCGGAGGTTCGAATCCTCCTGTCCGCTCCATGAATGGAGGCAGCGTAAAATTTGCAAGCGCTTGCAAATAATGGTGAAGGAGGATGAATGAGAGTATTGATTGTTGCTGGGACGCGTCCGGAGATCATTAAGCTATGTCCGGTTGTTAAGGAGATGCAGAGAAGGAAATGGATGGTGATGTTCGCATACACCATGCAGCATTTTTCGGAGGATATGTCCATAGCCATTTTTGATGAGTTGGGCTATGAGGTGGACAGCAAGAAGTGTTTGGATAGAAGGATGGTTCTGTATGATTTTGAAAAGATAGCTGGTTTTGCAGAAGAGTCGGACGTGGTGATTATTCAGGGAGACACAACGTCTGGAGTTCTCGGTGCCCTTGCAGCGGTTCACACGAAAACACCGTTGGTGCATGTGGAGGCTGGTCTAAGGTCATTTGACGAAAGCATGCGGGAGGAAAGAAACAGAAAGATGATAGACCATGCAGCGGACGTGCTAATGTGCCCGACTCGAATGAACATACAGAACTGTCTTGATGAAGGCATACCGTTTAACAAGATGTGCGTTACTGGCAACACGATAGTAGATGTGATTAGAGCTGGGTCGCCCCGAAGGGAAAGGTCCGGTGTGATGACACTCCACAGACCCGAGTTAGTAAGAAACAAGCCAATGTTTGCCAGGACGCTGAAGGCAGTAAACGACTTTGCAGAGTCGGAAAGGATGAATGTTCATTTCCCAATCCACCCGTTGACGAAGGACATGTTGACGCTAAGCGACTTGCAGATCCCACCGCATATAGTTGCCATGGCTCCTGTTGGACCGAAGAGAATGTGGAAAATGATTGAACAGTCTTCGTATGTTTTTACTGACAGTGGAGGACTCCAAGAAGAGGCATGCGTGCTTGGAACGAGAACGTTTACTATAAGACCGAATACCGAGCGGCAGGAGACGCTGGCGCTTAAGTGTAATGTGTTGATAAGTCCAATGCAGCCCTCGCGGTATATGGCGAGTGCAATGAAGCATGCCAAGTTTGCTGATGCATGGGAACAGCCGTATGGCAAAAATGTGTCGGTGAAGATAGTGAACGAGATTGAGCACAGATGGGGGGATGGCGGATGTCAGAAAGAATAAGCTCGATGATGCTTGGTGAAGGAATAGTAAGCTTTGAGGGAGCAGGCTCACAAGATGCCCCCGTCGCTTCACTCCAGTTCAGGTGCTCGTCAGTAGTTATCGATGTAGAAAGTGAGTACATGGAGCATTACACTGCTCTTGATGGAGTCCGCAGCTTAGACCAGCGTGTGCTTCTCAGAGAGGAAGTAAGCATGCGATGCTCCGTGGAGCCTGACAGTCTGGAGATGTTGATGCCAGCAGTTAGCAGTGAAGAACGGAAAACAGTCCGAATGCTGAGTGTAGGTGATGCGGTAAGAACGATACGATTTCCAAAGAAGTAGTTAGGAGCTAAAAATGGCGAAGGTAAAAACGAAACAGAAAAGTGTAGCAGCACGCTCAAGGAAAACGTTCAAGCTGCCTAAGAAGTGGGAGCATGGTGATATATTTGATATCCCAACGAGTCTGCTTGAAGCAAATGAGTGGAACCCGAACGAAATGTCAGCAGAAGAGTTTGACATGCTGTCTGAGAACGTAGAAGACGTTGATTTCCTTGATCCGCTTCTGGTAGTGCCGCTTCCCACTGGAAAGTTCAGAATAATTGATGGGGAGCATAGGTATGAACAGCAAAGACTGGCTGATGCTTCCACGATCCGGTGTGTTGTAGCCAAGCCAGAAAGAATGGACGAAGTCGAACAGATGAGACAGACTGTTCGTATGAACAAGATCCGAGGCAGTATGTCTGCAAAGAAGTTCTCGCGGCTGGTTGAGAAGCTGGTGGAGAAGAGTGATATGGAGCTTGAAGACTTGCCCCATGAGTTAGGTTTTGTCAATGTTGACGAGTTCCAAGATCTGTTGGATGAAGCCAGAGATGCACTGCCTACCGACGATATGAAAAAGTTGTTCGATGACGCACGTGATGAACTTAGAACGGTTGATGATCTCAGCCTGCTCCTGAACAAGCTGTTTACGCAGTTTGGCAGCACGCTGCCTGCGAATTTCATGATTCTGGATTTTGGAGGCAAGAAGCATATATGGGTGCGAATGAGACAGGAGTCTTACAAGATGGTGGAAGGTCATGCTCGTGAAGTGATGTCTCATGGTTTTACGTTTGACAGTGTGGTGGAAAGAATGTTAGTATTGTTAGACGTAGATGAGTTCATTGAAATCCACAGAGATTTTTTGGAAGAAGTTCACGAAGAACAACTTGATATTGACGATTTGCTTGGAGAGGTAAACGATGTCGATTAATAAAACGCCGAATGATATTGCAGGAAAAGTCGAGGTGACTGGGGCGTCTATAGTTAAGCGACTAAGAAGGATTGCCCAGCCGCCCGGAAGAAAAGGGACGTGGCTCCGACTACTCTCAGACAGACAGTTGACGGAAATATTCCACAGGCTCAGGAGAGGTCAGACTCCAGCCCACATCATGCGCATAGTAAGAAATGAATGGGGGATTATGGAGAAAAGCTCGAACAAGTCCATGAGGAGAGCACTGGCGAAATTCAGAGACCAGGCGATAGGCCAGATAAATGTAGAGATGGTGGACCCGAACAAGCCGCCAGAAGACAAGAAGGTGATCAGAAAACTGAAAGATAAGATAAAAGATAAGCTTGATGGGATGGGTAGGCTAAGATGGCTGATTGAGATCCAGTCGGAGCGGATAGAGCTGTACCGATCGACGGAGAAGAAGACGAATGTTCCATTGAAAAGTACAGACAGGTCAGTTAAGATCCTTGGAGAGCTTTTGAACCAGTATGTATGCAGATGCATGGAACTTGGCTTACTCGACGCTCCGCCATCAGAATTCAATCTGAATGTCAAGCACCGATTTGACGGCCTAATGAAGCATACGGTCGGAGATGGTGGAGTAGCAATGATCGAAGCAACAAGCACGTTTCTGGCAGAAGCAGAGAAGTCGGCACTGACCATGGAGATAGGAGATGACGGTCGTTATATACTGAAGGGAAACGAAGATGGCGGAGACGTTACAGATAGTCAAAGCTGATTATGCGCTGCACTTGATGATGAAGATTGCAAAGACGCAGAGGGGCCTGTCTCTTCGAGAAGAAGAAGTGCTGTCTCTGTTGGTGAAGTCGGTGCCACTGATAGAGCTGGAAGACGGAGGAGTGTTCCGACTGTCAGACCTGAAGGGTTTCATACAGAATTTCCAGAGAGCCGTTGAACAGAAAGACTCAAGCTGGCTGATGCAGAAGAGAGGCAGAAGGTGGAAGGTGCCGGACATCGAAGAGTTTGCAGAGTCACCGGAGTATATGAACCAGAGGGGTTATCTAAGGCCGGTGATCAAGTATGAATTGCAAAGACTGTTTGGTGGTGGAGAATTTGTAGAAGCTGTACTGACAGGAGCAATTGGAATAGGCAAGAATTATTTCGCAGACATTGCACTGGCGTACATGATATGTAAGCTTTCGTGTTATCACAATCCGCAGATTGAGTATGGGCTTGCTCCGGGCTCCTCGATTGTTTTTATCTTACAGTCCAAGACTGCAACGCTTGCACAGAAAGTCGCGTTTGAGCAGTTCGCAGCAAGACTCAAAAGATCACCGTATTTCCAGAAGCTATTCCCGTTCGATCCACAGGTCAAGTCAGAGCTAAGATTTCCGAAACAGATAAACGTTTACCCGATTGGAGGCTCGGACACGTCCGCCCTTGGTATGAACGTATATGGAGGGATGATCGATGAGATGAACTATATGGAACGTGTTGTTGATAGTACGTACACGCGCCATACTGGTGAAGAAGAGTACGATCAGGCAGAAAGACTGTATAACACGTTGATAAATCGTATGAGGTCAAGGTTCATGCAGCAAGGAAGGCTGCCAGGAAAGTTGCTGCTTGTTTCGTCGAGAAGTTACCCAGGCGATTTTACGGACAGGAAGATGGACGAAGCCGCAACTGATCCGTCGATATTTGTGATGAACTATGCCCAATGGGAGGCGCTGCCTGCTGACAGATTTTGTGGAGACAAGTTTTTAGTAGAGGTAGGGAATGAATATAAACAGTCGCGCATTGTTGCAACGAGGGAAGATGCAAAAGATGCAGATGATGTTATTGAAGTTCCGACTGAGTACAGACCAGCTTTTGAAAGAAACCTTGATGACGCACTGAGGGATCTCGGTGGTATAGCAGCCGGAACTAAGCACCCATTTATCCCACATAAGGAGCTGATAGTCAAGGCATACGAGACGTATGAGGCTACTGTGGGAGAAGGCAATCAACTCTTTCTTCATGACGAAGTAGTCATACAGGATATTCTACCGCCCGAAGAAGCTTATAGCCAAGATTTCTGGAGGCTGGTGAACCGCGAATATCTCGAAGAAATGATTCTGGACAAGAGTACAGTTTTTGCTGCGCACATAGACGTCGGATTAACTGGAGATGCAGCAGGGGTAGGCATTGGCAGAATTACGGGTTACAGACTGTTGCCAAACATGCGTGTGTACAATGAAAGAACGAAGGAGTTCGTCGAAGTATCGGATGCACGTGCTCCGATGTACACGATTGACGGAGTACTGCGGTGTATTGCAGAGCCTGGTGATGAAGTCGACTTGGAGGCGATCCGAGACCTGATCCTGTTCCTGCGAGGCCACCTGTTCGTAAGATGGGCAACGATGGACTCGTACCAGTCAGCCATGATGATACAGGCGTTCAGGAAGGCGCGAATGAGATCCGGAGTATTATCGGTCGACACGAGCATAGCCCCGTACACTGAAGTGAAACTGGCGATCAAGGATGAACGCATACTGTATCCGAACCATCCGGTCCTGACGACAGAGTTAAGGACGGTGGAACGAGATAAGAAGAAGGATAAAATTGATCACCCGAAAGGAGGGAGCAAGGACTGTGCAGACTCGGTTGCTGGTGTGGTGTATATGCTAATGCAGAAGGAGGCCAGATTTGGAAGGCCAGCGCGGAGGCGCACAAGGACACGACCGAAAAGCACTGGAGTCAGGTCTGTTAAGATTGGCAGAAGAAGGAAGTCAAGAATGGTTTAGGAGGGTGATAATGGCAGGAGCTACGGTTAGAGGAAGGAAGGCTGGCAGCCAGATGGGGAGAGCCATTGTTGAAATGGTGCATTTGATGTATCAGAATAACACGGCGGCGCATTTCTATCGTGGCCTAATTGAAGTTGTACGTAAAGAAATGAAGAGAAGAGGATTGGAGGTGACTGATGATCAACATTCACAAGATAGTAGCCAGGGATCTGCCTGATCTCTGGTTTCAAGCCGTCAACGATATCTTGGATGTCGGAAGGAGATTCGAAATCCACAGAGGCAGTTATGAAGGCCAAACAAGACTGGAGTATGATTATTTCATAGGTCACGTTCGGCATCCGGGCCATGGAAGTTTTACACCGGAGATACTGCCACAGATCCCACCGGCGATAGGCATACCGAATCCAGTAGAGTTTGATTATGTGTATGGAGGAGATGGTTATGAAAGATCGTATGTTGAGTACGTGATGGGGTCGATCAAGAATCCGAATGAGTCTTATACGTATGGTGAAAGGTTGACGAGGCATCGACTTGGCACGGTTGATGAGCTGCACACGAAAGAAGGAACTCCGGTATGGGAACTGAGCCCGGAGATTTTTGTACAGGAAGACGTTATATGGAATGATCCAAGAGTTATTATAGAAGAGGATGGAGTGTTCTATCTGAATCAGGTGGAGCTGACCATCAAGACTTACATGCTGTTTGGGCCACGAAATAATCAGAGGGTTCTGCAAGTTGCGAAGCCTGATGATGATCTTCTGCAAGACCCGCCATGTCTGCGTCAGATTGATACACGGATTCAAGACGACACGTTGCATTTTTTCGTGTATTTTAGGTCGTGGGATTTATGGGGCGGCCTTCCGGCGAACCTGCCTGCAATCCAGCACTTGAAAGAATACATGGCAAATGAGATTGGAGTGAAGGATGGAGAGATGATTGTTGAAAGTAAAGGTTTGCATTTATACGGCTATGCGGAAAGGCTTGCACAGTTGCGATGTATGAAGGAGGAATGCGATGATCAAAGACAAGACGAAGCCACCGAAAATAAGGCACAAGAGTAAGGACGAAACGAAAGTTGCACAGAGGTTGACAGGGGTGTTGAGAAAAGCATTGACACCAAAGGTCGAAAGGGCATTATCTCTGATAGTATCGGAGGTCGGAAGTCCAAGATGGGACGGCGATGGTAAGGACTTGCTCGAATGGAGGAAAAGACTGGCTGCGATGATCAAAGAAGGTATGCTTGAGAGGAAAGACAGGGAGATTGAGATCATCGCCCTTGCATTGCTCGTATGGTGGAACCGACAACGGCACGAGGAGAGAATGCGCCTGATTACGTGGTAGGCCCCGTTCAGCAGTTGCTGAACTTCTACCTAAGAAAAAAGAAGGCAGGAGAGCCAAGAAAAGATATCAGTTCAGTGACAGTTATCGCGTTGACAGGAATTTTGACTGTCAGAGAAATCGCAAAGATAATGAACTGTTCGAGATGGCTGATACGTAAGATCCAACGCGGTGAAAGACGATTAGAAGAAGGAGACCGAATAGATGCCCAGTTGCTTAAGAAGCATGGGCTCAGGGTATGTGGGTGTTGCCGAGAGCGTGTAGTTCCACTGGAGCCAGTGAATGGGGTGAAGCTGACACGTCTATGCCTTTTATGTTATAAGCAAGGAGAGGTTGGAGCCGTTGCACGCACCCATGGTACTCCGTTCGGACGTGATCTGGATGATTTATGAAATGAAGAAAGAAATGTTCTGGGAAAGATTTTGGGACTTATGGCAAGTCAGCTTTGGAAATAGAATGCCTTGCCCTGGATGTGGAATGAGACCGGCGCAAGCTTGTGGCTATGGTCACAGATACTGGACTGGAGAGTTCGATTGCACGGCACCTGATAATGAAGACGGGGAAATCATGTGCGAAGAATGCCATCATTTATACTGCGCGAAATGTAAGGAGGAGAATGCCTCTCAAAAGAAGATGCCAGACAGCGAACCTAATGCATGCAATGCTCAGCCGCCTTCAGCACAAGGTGTTTGATTTTAGAAATGGTGAAGCCGAGATAGAAGATGTCGTCGAGTTAATGAAGAACCAGGCGAAGGAGTTGCACAATGAAAGGCAAAATGTACAGACTGACATTGATGGTCTGCGATGCAAAGATGCTGGAGGAGGAAGTAACCTTCAAGATTGATGAGACAGACAGCAGACGGTTGCAGGAGTTGAAAGTTTCAATTGGCCTACTGGACGAAATAGATGAGTTTAGAAGAAGGCACTGTAAAGTCGACGTTGTTGAAGTTGAACGAAAGGAGGCTGGCGATGGATGCGGCCACAGGATTGTTTAGAGGCTTTGCAGAATGTGTAGGCTGCGTAATGCTGTCAGTTGTTACAGCATTCCTCGGCCTGCTATTCTTGTTGATCGTATGCATTCTGTGCCCGATAAAAATCAAAGCAGAATTTGGTAAGGTTGCACAGGTTGCATACTACGTGATGCTTGCGGTGCTCATGCTAATGATATGGAACAATGTTTGGAGGTGAAGAATGGACACAGGAAGAGGACATTTTGAAGAGATACCGAAAGAATTGTATGAGCAGGCAGAACGTAAATGGCCCGGACTGTCTGGAGTCTTCAGAGTTGGTGAAAGATTGGTGATAAAAGGCTCGAAATTCAAGGTGCAGTCGATCAAACGAAAGCGATTGGTGTTGAGGCTGGAGAAAAGGGCACCGTAGAAGGGCACCGTTTGCAAGCGATTGCAACGCTGAATAAGCGGGCCATGACGAATACCTCTCCCCATAAGCGTCACGCACCATAACAATACGGGCCGTATGCGGGGCGTCAGAGGAAGGACGTAAAAGAGCCATTTAACACCCTACCTATATGCGGGGTTGGAGAAAGCACCCCATGTATAAGAGTAATGAATCAATAGCTGCCCATACCACAGACCACCCTATATGAAGACCCGAGAACGTCAAATACAAACGTACCCGATAACGCATTATATGTACCCAACGTCACGCCCCTACGAATTCCCCTAAAAGTTTATAGTCATCGGTATACGTAAAAACGTATAGCCAAAACGCAAGTATAAAAAATAATATCAAATACTTACGCACCAAACGAAGAATGGAGTAAGTCATATCAGTCACCCCTATGTATACCCACCCCACTAATTGGCGAGATACGATAAGACTCGTATAAGCTATATAGATAACATACCTACCAATAAGAACGCTAAGTACGTCGTAATCGTAAACATTAAGCTAAAGCTTATCGTAAACGTAAAGCTAAACGTCCAAGTATCGTCTAATAAGAATAACGGTAAACGTTAGAACGAACGTACCGTATGCCAACGCCAATACAACGCTAACCAAACGCACCAACCAACGAACACCCCCACCAGGACAACAGCAGAGGTAGAGCAGAGCCCATCGATGTATTTACATGCATGATTGGAGACGTCAAGTCATTCGAGTTAAGTTAGTTCGTAAAATGTCAGTATGTCGCTGTTACGCTGTTAGATACGTTGTCTCATGTTACCATGCTGGAGAAGTAACCGTGTAGCCATCGTGTCAAGTTGGAGTCGCACATGCTATGATCGTAAGTAAATAGTCAGAGCAGGGCAAGGGCACTCCCCCCTCCCCCCTATCCCCACCCTCCGCACGAAAAAGTCTACAAGCAGTGATGCCAAATGCAGATCCAGTACCACTACAGTCAGTTTCCGTCTCGGGCGCGCGGGACCAAGTACGACTGTGTTATGAGTCGACGAATCCGTTGCGGTGTAAACTTTTGAGGGACGGAAATTGGTGTGGAGTGGTGTGGTGTGGTGTGGACCGGATTGGACTGTTATGACCCGGACTGATCTGGTGTTATGAGGGATGCGGAAATCCACGGAAATAACTTGACATAAGATGGTGATGTGATATAATTAATTTAAAAATTAAAGGAGGTTGTCATGTTGGGACGTGAGAATGACGGTTGGATAAGGTTCCACTGCAATGTATGTAATGCCAAGAGAACGTCGGAAGAAGGAACGGTCAGTGGTCGGTTCGAAATATGTGAAATCTGCCTGGCAACGATCGGCGCGGCATTACAGAACGAAGCTGGCGGGCCGGTGAAAACCGCGCGAAAAGAAAAGCCGGACTTTGACGGTCATAGAGAGGCGTTGAAAATTGTGGGGAGGATTGAGAATGTCATGATGCACCACAAGCCGACCAATGCGAATATCCGGGAGTGGCATCGTTTTCATTCGAGGCTGTCGTCTGCCCTCTTACGGTTGATGTCAGACATATATAGCATTATAGTTACTGGTGAGAAAATGGTTGGCGAGACCGTATCAGACGAGTTAGAAAAGTAGTACGCAGTATTCAAGGAAAACTACGGAAAACACTTGACATAAGGCGGGTTGTGTGTTATAATAAAAATAAAAACAAGGAATGAAGATGAGCCCTGATGTAAAGATGTTGATGCAATTGAAGCATACGTGGTTGATCCGGAAGGCGGAGGAACGAGGGTTAAGCGTAACCGGCACCAAGCGGATGTTGGCTGGAAGGATCGCCAAGTATGAATCAGATAAGGCTGCTCATGAATGGCGGGTGATAGCCGATGGAGGAAGAAATCATGAACAGGCATGACGCTATGACAGCTTTAATTATTGTAATCGTGTTGGCAGCGTCTGTGTTGGCGGTACTGGGAGGAGTTGTTATTAATGACCGTTTTTCTAAGATGCAAGAGACGCTGTATCAGTGTGAAGTATGTAATGCCCAGCTTGAATATGATAACAGGAAGCTGGTTGACCGTCTCGGGGTGTTTGCTCCGAGTGATATGGTAGCGAAGTACCGAAGAAAGGTAGGTGAAAAGTAATGGCAGGTTATTCGAATCCGGCGAGGTTTTTTGTCGACGCGAACACGACGAAGAAGTTTACGTTCGAGCCGAGAAAGATCGCCAAGTTATTTTATGTTCAGGTGCGGTCGAGTAGGCACATTTCGATCAGCATACTGATACCGGCGATGGATGAAGAAGACGCGAGGATGCTTCTCCGTGCGGCGCTGCTTTTTAAATGCCTCTGTGGGAAGGAGTATAAAAGGAGCCAAGAAGAATCGTGCAAACGGTACGCCACGGATTTTTATATAGAGCAGGCGGAAAAAGAAATAAAAGCAGCTGAGGAGATAATCAATACTATCGACGGGTTGAAGACGACCGACGTAAAGGTAACAGTTGAAGAAGTTGTTCCGAACCAAATGTTTAAGACGGGGTGGGCTTTGAATGATACGATTTAGGAGGCATGATGTCAAACTTAGGAGCCAGATTACGAATTAGGAGCATGACAATGCAGAGGGTGTGTGATGTTTTGATAGTGGCACTCGTGGTTGCGTTGATTGCCTTGTGGATGTGGTTTGGAGTCCGCTTAAGTTTATGGTTTCAGGGGTTGTTTTGAACACGCACGAATTTCATAAAGGAATGCGGGAGTATTTTGGAATTAAGGATGGTGCTGGTGAATACCTGTGTAAGATATTTCTGGAGCACAGAGAAGCTCGTCTGGATATCGTGAAGTTAGACGGCTGGCTCATGAGAGAGTTGGGGTTTGATTATAACGTCCGAGACGGGCTAAGTATGAAGCAGGCCATTGTCAAATATTACGGCGAGGACGCCATGGAGTTCGTGAGAAAGGCGTTGTAGAGGGGCTGGATGAAAGAAAAAACAGAACTTCTAATTGCAGAAATGATTTTGCTGGCTTTAAAGAAGAATCCGAAAAGCATAAAAAGGCTTGTTGATTTATCTATACAGTATGGGAAGAGTTTTGGGCTAACCAAAGAAATGGTAGATAAGGTGTTAGACCTGAAGCTGGTTGATTTAATAGAAAAGCCGTTAGAGGAGGCGGATGATGAAGTCCTTGGAGCTAAGGGAGCTTCCGCTGCTGGGAGGAGACAATGATTGTTGGAGGAGAGATCAAGTCAGAGATCAAAAGATGTTATGTAGATCAGAAAGTTGTGATTGCGTGCCCGAGATGTAAGAAGACGCTGGTGTCAGACCTGAAGGAGTATTATCTAAGCTATCCGTTCGTCGGTAAGACTGTCAGCCTTTATTTTTACTGCAAAGATTGTGAGAACAATAACGACGAGGCTGGGTGGAATGTTGACGCCGTGGTTAAAAGTATGAGGATTTCGCTTGAGTATGATCCGGAGAAAATTTATGCTGATTGAGTGGCAGAATAAGAAGTTTCCGGTAAGAACCTGTTCAAGTTGTGAGTATACGTATTGGGGAGGGTGGAAGGCAGACAGAGCATGCCCGAAATGTGGCTTTGCGCACTATGGAGCTTTCTTTGTTTATAGATGGTGCTTCCTGTGGCAGTGGTTGACGAAAAGTAGGTATCGATGGAAGCAGAAAGGGAACTGGTAATGAAAAAGAAAATCGAAAAATTGACGGCGGCGGTCGAAGAAAAAAAGAAGATCGTGGAGTTATGCCGGGACGAGTTGCGCGACTTGGTTGATCAGATAAAAGATTTGATCGAGTCGTGGGATAGTGGGATTGAGGGGCTGGATGAAGGCATCCGTGCTTTCAGAGACGCTCTCGATGATCTGTCAGAATTTGTTTAAGGAGCCGTTATATGGTAGACTTTAGGAGGGTTGCGATAGCGGATGTTTTGAAGCATCCAAAGGCGGGGTTAGTATCGAACCAGTCTGGTTTTGGTGATCCGGTACAGGATGAGATCATCGTCAGAGATAAAGACTGGAAACTAATGAGAGTGCTTGCTTCTGAGTGTGTACGGCCTACAGAAGAAGAACGCAGTTTATATTGGAGGCAGACATGGTAGAAATCACGAAGCTTGTAACGGATTATATTTGGTGCGAGACGTGCAAGATGTTTGTAGACCTTTGGAAGTATGGCTCAATAGAAGACGCAGGGCATGAGGGATGTGACTGGCGATATGTCACGGAAGCCGAGCTGGTGGAATGTGTGGCTGCTTGTGAGAGGCACGGCTGTTTCCATAAGGAGAGAATCGGATGATTGATTTTCAGATCGATGTTTTTGTCGGTGAGTCTGACGACGCATGGGGCTGCATGCTGGACGGTAAGCTTATATGGTTCCCGAAGAGTGAGTGCGAATTCGACGAGGATGACATGACGATATCCGTACCGGAGTGGTTGGCAGAAAATGAAGGTTTGATTTAAGGAGGGTGTTTATGTTGGTGATTGATAATGAGAAGGCGGCAAAAATCGAGCGGCTGTCAGATAAGATCTGTTATGTGTTTGAGCAGATCGTGGCGTTGAAGCAGGCCGATCCGGAGAAGTCCGATGGGGCATGGGAAACTGAAGCTTCGATGTTGATGGCTAATTTATGGGAGCTGTCTCAACAGAAAGACGTGCATGAAATTTATGAGCTGTTCAAGAATATCTCGAACGCCAGAACTGACAAGTATCTTGTGAGCGTCTATCCGGAGGTTATGTTGCGGGATAAGATGATCCGGATGATGTTGAAGAACGAGTATAACAGCTTCAGCTCGACATGGTCGGAGGGAAAAGTGCCGACCGAGTCGTGGTTGAATGGTAGGATGCGTGATTACAGGAGGGCGGTGGAAGACGAGGAGTTGATTAAAAAAAGAAAGGAGATGGAGAGAGGTGAAGGAGGTTAAAGCGGATATTGGAGAGTACCTTAAAGCGCAGCATTCGGAGTTTGTAACTGGGTTCTTGGCAGCACTTTACGATAAGCTTGAAGAGCCGGGACCGTTTAACAAAGACGAGTACGCTGATGGGTATAAGGAAGGAACGCAGTATAGAAATAAATTAGAGGAGGGTATGCCATGCTGACAGAGGAATTAGGGATCAAGGCGATTATAGCTTTGCAAGCCACGGCTGGTGTTGTGGAGACCGATGTGCAAGCCAAAGCTGGGTGGAATGCTATGTCTGATAGCGAAAAAGAAAATACAGAGGCTGCGCACAGGGTTGTGTGCGGAGGTTTCAAGGAGGTGTAAGTTATGGTAGAAATAACGGTTTGTCCATTGTTGTTAATCGGACGTACATTGGCTGAATTGCAGCAGATCAGGGAAGGGATCAAGAAGGATGACCCGAACATTAAAGAATTATTGTCATGTTATGACGAATGCGGCTGGAAGAAGTGTGGGCTTTGTGGCTTCCCACAGTATGTAAATGGAGCAAAGGAAAGTGAGTTCCAGCAGCATGTGATGCCCCGATGCAGATAAGGAGAGGCCATGAATTTCAAGATTCCGGTTTTCTGGATGGTAGGTGGGGATGTTGAAATAGAAGCCGATTCTCTGGAGGAGGCGATAAAACAGGCCGAGGATGCGATTCCGGTGCAGGTCAAATACCCCACGTATGTTGATGGGTCATGGAGTGTAGACAAGGACGCAGCCAGAGAAAAGTATGAGGTGAGTGAACCGATATACGGGTCGCGTGATGGGCAGATATTTGCGAACTGTCCAGAGTGTGGAGAACGTGTATGGTTTGACTGCCTCGACCGCGATGGTGTGGAGGAGTTTGTTGAATCTGGAGAAGTCTGTATAGTATGCAAAGCGAAAGGAGAAGGTGATGGACCTTAAAGAAGCGCTAAGTATTGTAATTGATCTTGGCAGGGAGAACGTCATGGATGATTTCATTGCTCGGCAAGATTCGGAAGTCCTCATGGAAGAGAAAAGGCGTCAGGAGATGGCGGTCGATAAAGTGTGCGATCCGTTGTTCGGCGTCGACGCCCTGTTGAATCAGAATGAGCAGCTCGGGAAGAATGTAAAATGGATGGTCGAGCGTGTTGATAAAATGCATGCGATTATGTGTTATGGGCAGACCGGGACGTGGCAAATCCGGACGAATCAGCTAATGGACGCCGTGGAGAAGGAACAGTGGTCCGAAGGAGTACCTCCTGAAGCGATGTGGTGCCTGGCGACGTACCTGACGGCTGATGATCCGCCAAGCAAAGCCGTTGCATATTTGTGGTTCAACCCAGACGCAATTCATAAGTGGTGGAAAGATCGCAAGGCAGGGAAGGGTGAGCCACTTGTCAGGAAAGTGACGCACTGGAAGCCAATTCCGCCGCCAGCTGGAGGTGAGTGATGGGAAAGAAAAGCAAAAAGGTTGTCGGCGCTGTAGGAGTGAAGGGGTATGTGATTGAGAAAGCGGTGACTGTGAAGCATCTGGTGATCGCAAATCATTTCTCGAAAGAAGAAGCGCTGATGATGATAATGAGGCAGGAGCAAAAAGAGGGCCTGCGTGGTGAAGACATGCATCCGATTCCGGGAGTGAATATCAAGCATATCGTTATTGACTTCGGGCCTGTGGAGAAGATGTCGAAGAAGTACGATATAGTCGCACAGGAGGGGGTGCCAGCATGAATGACGTGATAGCACCGATAGACGAGTTCGTACCGAAGGAGACCAAAGAGCTGAAGAGTGTAGAGACGGTGGAGTACTCGCTCTGTGTGTTCCAATGCAGTTGTGGTTTTCACATAGGGCTGGATGCCTCGTATCTCGACGCGGTTGATGATATCCAAGTGCCGTGTCCGAACTGCAAGGTGGTGATAGATACGGCGAAAATAGAAGAAGGAGGCGGAAATGGCAAAGAAGAAAGATGAGAAATTGGCATTATGGGCAAGGTACAAGGTGAAGATGCGTTTTAATTACAGGCTCTGTGGTTCAGTCCCGCAGTCGAAACAGATTGTTCCGTTGTGGCTTCAGTCACGAATGCCGAAGAAGAAGCCTGATGACGCAAAGCCGATCGAGGAGATAGAAAAGGAAGTACAGGACTCGATCGAAGATACCGTGGAGCGCACGACGCTCGGGTTTCAGATGGATGATGTCGGGCTCTGGGTCAGGGGAGGAACGATCAAAGCCCACCTGAAAGACTGTGCGAACCAGATCAAGGATGTTTTGAAGATCAAGGCATTCAAGTCGAAAGTAGCGAATATGGTGTATCTCGAAGATTACAAGGTCTACCTGATAAAAGGGAAGAGCAAGGCCTTTAGAGAACCTGACGGTTCGTACGAACAGCCGGTTCATATCATGACGAGGCAGGGGCCGAGGAATGCACTGAAAGTTATCAACTATGTGGAGAAGCCATCGTTTGAGTTCGTGCTGCTTTTGATGGACCACAAGGAAGTGACGTTCAAGAATCTTCAGGCCATTTTTGAATATGGCTCGGTTCATGGGTATGGCGGAGAGCGTGGTATGGGTGAAGGCAGGTACAAGTTCACGATCAAGAAAATGTAGGTTGAAATGAAAGATAAGATATTCAGCTTCAGTGTAACAAAGGAAGGAGATTCAGTAATACAGACCGGCAGACTTGAAAATCTCCAGTCGTTGTATTTCAGCCACTATACGAAAGCGCTTGAATTCTTACGAGAACGATGTGAAGAATTTGTCGACGAGAACTGTGTTGATCCGAGCTGACGACGAGAAATGAGTTGGTCTCATGTGCGTTGGTCTGACATGACGACGAGTACTGCGATGTTAAGGATTGATCTGACGACGAGGAGCGAGCTGGATGGCAATGTCATGACTTGGCTTCGAGAAATGACATGATCAGCATTGTAGTGACGACGAGTAGTGGTATGGTTGGAGATGAATTGTACTTATGTGCCATGACGCCGAGTGGTGATGTGAGTGGTTGCGGTATGTTGAGGTATGAGATGACGCCGAGTAGTGGAATGCATGGCTTTGAAACGATATGACGACGAGTATTGGTCCGAAGGGGAGGAATTGTAGTGACGCCGAGTACTGGGCTGTATTGTAGTGGCAGTGACTTCGAGCAATGTATTGATGTGTTATGTTCTGACGACGAGCAATGATATGTTGCGAGCGGCTGTGAGTTGTAACGCAGCGGATTGACGTCGAGGCCCGTATTGTAATGCATGGTGTTGTAACGGCGACGAGAAATGAAGCGGACGTGGATAGGCTGTGGCATGTGATGCCTTCGAGAATTGTAATGACGGGAAGCGACTTGACGACGAGTTGTGATTTGACAAGGGATGATTTGACGACGAGTTGTGCAGCGATTTGGGCGAGAATGATTTGTGGTGGCGACGAGCCTTGATTTGGAAGGTCCTGATTTGTACTGGCTGCGAGGAGCGTGGTGCAATGGCCTGTGGAGTGGTGTTTTGACGACGAGAGTTGGCAGGATGAGAGATTGGCGTGCGATGACGTCGAGAATTGATTTGTAATGTGTTGTAGCGGCGACGAGTGATGGGTTGAATTGCTCTGAATTGATAGGAGAAAGGTTATGCAAAAAATAAAGATAGAGATCGACAAGTGGTTGAAGGACACGAGAATGGTATATTGCATGGCTTCAGACTGTGAGAGTTTTGACCATCGGAGTTTCGTGTGTGGTTTAAAGGAAGTGGAGATTGGAGAAGACGGCAAGTGTATGTCTTACAAACCGAAGAAGAAGGAGACGGAAGATGTTGCATAGGTGTGAGAACTGCCAGAGGATGATTGATGCGAAAGATTATCTGATAGATCTGGCAAGAGTGGACAAGCTGTCTGAAAGGATAGAGCCGGGAGGAGTGGTTCCGTCTGGAGAGTGCCCCGGCTGCGCAAGTCTGGTGTACCCGTATGTAAAGCCAGTCCGGGTTATATGGGGCCAGTGCCCGCAGGTTATGGAGGTCAGGCATTTTGAATCCGAGTTGGAGAAAAAAGGGTTCCTTGACGCCATTGCAGAACATGATGGTTGGCTGGCATGCGAGACGCAAGAGCAGAATGAAGACGGCAGCTTCCCGCCGATAGCCGAGGCCACAAAAGCAAATTTGATGGCATCAGGAAACTACAAGATTGAGGAACTTGAATGAAGAAAGTGACGATCTATACAGACGGCTCGTGCTACCCGAATCCAGGCGGTCCAGGAGGGTATGCGGCGATTTTGAGTTATGGGAAGCACGTGAAGGAAATCAGCGGAAGTGAATTGTCTTCGACGAATAACCGAATGGAGATGATGGCGGTAATAGCCGGTCTTGAGGCGTTGAGGCAAGTGGTAGCTGTTACTGTTTACACTGACTCGAAATACGTTAGAAATGCTTTCACAAAGGGTTGGCTGGAGAAGTGGAAGAAGAATGGTTGGAAGACAGCGGACAATAAGCCAGTTAAGAATAAGGACTTGTGGCAGCAACTGTCGAAGCTGTTTGTGAAATTCAATTTTAAGATCAAATGGGTGCCCGGACATGTAGGCATCAGGAAGAATGAGCGAGCGGATGAGCTTGCGAGAGAAGCCAGGTATGCAGTAGGGAGGTAGTGATGGAGCCAGAAGAGATTGCGAAAGACTTTGCCAGTATGGTTTTTGAAATTGGTCAGCATGCAGTATTTAAAGAAGGTGGTTTTATGCATCCGGTGTATTTCTTTGCCCGTTTTGAAAAAGAAGACGAGATGAAACGTAGAATGGAAAGAGAAGCAAAGGAAGGTGAGGAAGCTGCTGATGGCTTACAGCTGGTGTATGCAGCGCTACCGACGATGGGAATGTTCAGAGAGTTCATGTCGGAATTTGCTCAAACAAGGCTTAGAGAAATCTGCATGCAAGTAGGGGTTGTGGCAGTCGCTATTGTAGGAGAAGCGAAGGCGGCTGCGTATCCCATTGCCAAATCTGATGTGAATGCTGCCGATTTTGTTTCGCCTGGAGATATGGAGAATTGCAAGCGAGTGTTGAGTGTAGGGGTCATGCTTTCTGATGGAAGGTCTGGGCTGATGCTTGGAGATATAGAGACAAAGGAAGGGATGTCTTATGTGCATAAAAGCGAGTGGCATTTTGGGGAATCTGTTGGATTGTCTCCGATACAGCCGTGGACATCAGATTAGTTAAGCCATGGAAATCACTTGACAAAAGGCTTGTATGTGGTATAATCAATAATAAACGGAGGTGGAAATGGTTGAGCAGATGATGGATTTGAAAGAGACAGAGTCGATGATGAGAGCGTTGGCGAAGGCGATTGAAATGCTTGTCAATCCTACAGACGCAAGAGAGTACGGCTTTGCATTGGTCATTTTCAAGTTTAATGAGCCGGGAGTATCCAATTATATTTCAAACGCGGTAAGAGATGATATGATCACAGCGCTGAGAGAGACTGCTGACAGGATTGAAAAGAGAGAAGTGATTCCACCAGTGGTTGGGGAGGCGTAATCATGCCAAGTCGTGTACAGTTGATGAATCACGAGCGACATCGTTGGAGTTACATGGATGAGCGAAGATTGAATCGCAGACTGGCGAAAATAACCAACGGGATGAAGCTTGAGTGTTTTTTGGAAATGGCGATCGCGCAAGGAAATAGATTCTTGGCGACAAGATGCCGTGAGAGAATGGAGGCGCTTGGGTTTACCCCTCCATGGCATTTGCGTGATGCGACACAGGTAGTCCAAGAGCCAGTGCGTCTTCAGCCAATAAGTACTGTGCCTGCTTTTGTAGGGGAGATGCCTGGAAGATCAGAGACGAGGATTAGGGGAGTCGAGCATCAGGATGTTCAGTTTAGCGCAGAGCAGGCAAGGCAGGCATCAGAAGTCATGGAAAGAATGAAGTCGACTAAAGAACCAGAGCCGGTGAAAAAGAAGGCGGAGATCCGGACGATCAGGTTCAGAAAGAGTGAAGGGCCAGTGCAGCAGAAGCTGACGTTTGAAGATTAGTGCGGGGACTCGACTATGTGGTGAAGACAAGGCGCTGTAAACGCCCCGCCAAATGGATGTGCAGGTTCGACTCCTGTTCCCCGCACCAAGGAGAATGTATATGAATTTTGTAATGAACCCGAAGGCAACGACAGGATTTACAACTTTTGTTGGCGACGATGCTCGTCTGACCGGAGAGGAAAGGTATCCGTTGACTGGACATATGTGGCAGTTGGTGGGAAGGCGTTCTCTTGATGAGGTTCAGAAGCTACTGTCTGGCCTGAGAACGTATTGGGACTGCATTGAAAAGAACAAGCTGGCAAAGAAGATGTTAAGAGACGCTTTTGTTGGGCTCCCGTTGACGCAGGTGGTAGGAAGCCTGATGGTTGTAAGTGGAGACAGCAAAAGCGCTTATGGTTATTATTTTAATCCGCCGTATGAGTTTCACTCATGGTTGCGAATCGGAGATAATCCTTATTATAAAGGGATTGTAGATTTTGCTTTGCCGGGAGTGATAGAGAAGGGCTTGAATAGTAGTGATGCTGTTGGCCCGTACCTTATTAATAGGACGCCCGTTATTTTGATTGGCGCTCCCCCTACTTGGATGCAGTACAAAGAGCATGAGGAGGTGACAGGATGAGGATTGACAGGAAGTATTATGGTGAGGTTTTTAAGAATGACGGAACACTGGTGCCGGAAGAAGAAATGATTGTCTTCAGGGCAAAAGACAGGGCTGTGCCAGCGATGCTTCAGTTCTATGCTGATGAATGCAGAAGCATTGGTTGCAGTGATTTCCATGTGGAGCAGATGCTGGTGCTGAAGGAGAGGGTTACTCATTTCCAGCAGACGACTGGATTCTGTAAGATTGCGGACACGAATCCAGATGAGCTTATAGACAATTAGGGGACGGTGATGGTAAGAGTGCATAAAAAATATGGTCTGAATCCGACGATGTCGAACTGTTTCTTTTGTGGAGAGGCAAAAGATATCTGGCTGATCGGGGCAAGGACTGGAAGGTTTAAAGAGGCAGGACTTGCAAGCAGTGATGGGGAAATGAACCGAGAGATCGGGGTGGTTGATACGGAGCCTTGCCAGAAATGCCAAGAGTATATGAAGCAGGGCGTTATATTGATTTCAGTTCGTGACGGAGAAGGAGGGAAGAATCCGTATAGGACCGGAGGATGGTGCGTAGTAAAAGAGTGTGTGATTAAAGAAGCGTTCAGCCCTCCGGAGTTGATAGAGAATATACTGGAAGCCAGAATGAGTTTCGTTTGTGATACGGCCTGGGGAAGACTTGGGCTGCCGACAGAGCATCTGGATGAGAGGGTGAAGAGTGAGGCAAAGATCGAAGCCAAACGGAGTTGCGCAGCCTCCACCGACGACAGGGAAGAAGGTAAGGAGTTATGACGAGGAGCTTGCGGAAACCGTTGCAGACTTGCTGTTAGACAAGGCAGGAAGTCGCGTGTCGCTTGAGTATGCTGTCAAAGTGTTCCGATATTATGGCTGTACATGCTCAGTTAATGAGATGATTGAGTATCTCAGAAAAGAAGGGATAACTGTTCGGAGGAGTGATGGATGATCAAAATAGAAAACTTCTTGTGGTGTCTGGGAACGGATTCCCATCACGAATGTTGGAAGCATAGCAGAGTTTGCAGCAGGTGCAATCGAAAGTTCAAGTGTGAAGGCATAGAGAAGTATGAGAGAAATCTGAAAGTGGAGCTTGCCAAGCTGGACTATTCGAAGATGTGGCCTGTTTATCAACCAGTATTTAATGAGTTATTTGAGCAAGAATAAAAAATGCTTGACGAGTAGGGCAAGTATATAGTATGGTGTATTTGGAAGCTGGAAAGCTTCAGTCATATCCTCTATTCTTCTATCTGAAGTCAGGGCAGCTCTCGTGTATGCCAGGCACGATCTGCCCTGACGCCTTTTGGAAAGGCTTGACTGCCTCATGCCAGCGATTTTGCGAGAACTCCCGAAGAATAACCTACCGAAAAAGCCTATGGAGTGTATTGATGGGTCAAATCTCCGTCAGGTCAATAATACCAACCTTCTATGAGGAGTGGTGTAATCCTCGTAAAAGGGCTTTCGCAAGAAACACTTCCTTATATATTAAACTTATGTCAGTGCAGACAGTTACGTGCCAGCCAGCACCCTTCAGTTCCTACCTTATTATACACACGGAAAGTATGAAAAAATTTCGGAAAAGTGCGGATTTTTCTTGACATTTTTGGCATGTGTCCTATAATTAAAATAAAAACAATGAGATACAAAATGCAAAAAACGGATACCGACAGTAATAGTCACTTTTGTGACAGTAAAAGTCACTTTTGCCAAGGAGTAATAAGTAGAAAAGGAGTTCGGAGAGCAAATGAAGACGGGCTGATTTATTCAATATTTTTACATGCATATGGCTTGATTTTTTTCCCGGTTTTTTTGGTGTATGAGCCTTTTGGCACGCCGCATGCATTATAATAAAATAAAAACAAAAAATCGAGGAGCAAGAAAATGAGACAAATGGCAGCAGAGACGGTAGCAAATTTCAAACTTTATAGACGAGGAGTTGGCGATTGTGCTGGTGCCGAATACCATGAAACCCACCTTCTTGAAATTCCGACGGAGCGAGAGGCGCAGACCATAGCAGATTTTTTCTGTGATCTCATGGAGTGGGAGCGGATTCGAGTGATGTTTTGGAGTGAGCCGACGTATCGATTGAGAGCGAAAGTTAGCTGGGACGATGGGTGGCTTAGACTTTATAGAATAGGCAGAACAGTTGGAGTCCTGATTCATGAATTGGCGCATCATGAGGGTTGGAAGCATGATTCGGAGTTCCAGAGATGCCAGCGAATGTTGTTGACGAAGTGGGACGAGAATCACGAGGCGCTTGAAGCCAAGGTGGAAGCCGAAATTCCGAAGCCTCCGCCGATGGTGTGGGTGACGCCGAAAGAAATTGATGAAGTAATTGAAGCGGGAGCGACGGTGATAGTCGAAGCCGAAGAAGAAGACGAGGTGTTGGAGATAGTTTTTGACCAGCTGATGGATAGTGTGATTTTTGAAAGAGTCAGCATGAAGAGGATCGGCGAGCTGCTTCTGAAGTGGAGACTGAATACAGAGCAGAATATCAGATTCATGAAAGATTTGTTGAAAGACGCCGGTGTAAGAGTTGTATCGTATTAGGAGGGAAGATGTCAAGACTCATTGATGATTGCAAGCATATTTTTAGAAGGCCAGTGTCGTATAAGCAGTTCAGAGACAAGCTTAGACGCAAAGGTTATAAAAACTCAGAGCGATGGTTCGCTGATCTGTTCAAAAAGTTGATGGACGAAGAGATGATCAAAGGCGAACTTGATGTGTTTAATGCAAGATTCAGATTTGTTCTAAGGAGAAAATCATGAGAGAGACAGGCTCAGTGGGAATCCCCAAAGATTATTTTCTGAAGATGGCGAAAGCCGATTATAATAATTATTTGGAAGCATTGGCAAGAGAGTTCTATCAGAATTCGATAGATGCTGAAGCGACTCGGGTCGATGTGGTGGTAAATAGTGAAGCGAAGACAGTTATTGTATCGGACGACGGACATGGAATGACCAGAGACGTCCTGAAGAATAAGTTATTGATGCTTGGCGGGTCCGAGAAGAAGAAAGGAAACGTCGGTGTTTTTGGAAAAGCGAAGGAGTTGTTGTTCTTCAGCTGGTCGAAGTATCAGATCCGGACGAATGGATGGATTGTTGAGGGAAGTGGCTCGGAGTATACGATCGACGAGACGCACAGTAGCAGGCCCGAAGGCACTGTTTGTATGATTTGGATAGAGGGCCAGGACGGAATGTTCATGCGAGGTCTCCGGAGAGTATTTGCAGATGTGGCTGCAAAGATGGAAACTGACTGTAAAATCTTTGTGGACGGCGATACTGTTCCGTGCAGTCACAGCCGAGGAAGGCTGGTGAAGGAGCTTGATTTCGCAGATGTTTATGTGGATGATAGCTGTGAGAAAATGAATGCACTGGTCAGAGTAGACGGAATATGGATGTTTGATTTATGGGTCGGCAGAAACGTTCCGAAATTAGTAATCGAATTGAGAAGGAAGTCAGTAGACGTTCTGACCAGTAACAGAGACAGCTTAAAAAGAGACGCGAAGACACAAGCCGATCGGTGGATTAGAAAATTGGCGGCTGATAGAAAGTCTGCGCTTAGGCCGGATTTAGTTCAAGTCAGAAGAAGACTTATTGGAGATGGTGATATAGCAGTCCAGATGAAGGGCGATGAGATTCTTGAAGGAAGTGATGAACTGGAGCCCTTGGAAGCTTTGGAACGGATGGCTGCTAAGCTGGCTGCGGAAGGAATGGATTGGGAGACAGCGTTGAGAAGACTGAAGGCGCTTGCGGATGAGAAAGGAGGTCATCGTTATATTGACGAATTTGACGATGAGTTGAGGTTCATAGGATACAAGCCAGATTTTGTACTGAAGCATACGGAGGGGCAGCGCCGAAAGGTTGAGAAGTATATGGACACACAGAAAGCCAGAGTGATTGCGAAGGTATGGACGGAAATGGTGAAGCAGGTGCTGCTTGACAACAGGTTGTACATCAATTTTACAGCCGGTTTCATGTTTGAAAAAGGAGTGGAGGCTCAGCTGGAGAAATCGTCCAATTTGGGTATTGTGTTCTATTTGAATCCGGAGGCGGTAGGGAAGGCTGGCGGATGGGAGAAGACGCAGCTGTCCAATCGCAGACTTCTCAGAGAAGATCTGAAAGAAAAGGCGATCCATGAGTCAGCCCATTTGAAGCACACGTACCATGATGAGTATTTCGTGTCAGAGATGTCTCAGATAAGAGCGAATACTTGGGAGAGTGAAGATGAGTACAGCAGGATTGGCAGAATTCAATAGAAGGAGAAAAGAAAATGGCTAAGAAAACAGAAATTTTGAAGTTTGAGCGTCAGGTGGAGTTCACGGAAGAAGGAAGACGCCGTCACAATTTTGGGTCGGGTTTGGGAGTTTTCAACCTGTCAAAAGAAGTAGGATTTTCATCGATGGGTAGATGGAAGACGGTTGGTTTAGCGTATCATGTGTTTGACGATGGTTCAAGAACGCCGGTGTATTTGATGTTGAATGACAGAAATGAACTGGTGGAGAAAACGACTCAGTACTTCATGGTGGTTGACTGATGGATGAAAGGTCGATAAGAATAGGGAAGACTCCGCTTGTAATGTATCTAAACGGTCGGATTTCGTATTGCAAGAGCATGATCCGTGAGTGCGGCAGATCTGGAGCCTCTGACAGTACATGGCAATGTAGGATGCACGAATTGCTGAACATGAAGGCAAAGGTGTATGGGGCAAAACGTTGGGAAGGCGCGGTGATGCTCGACAAGAAACGGATGATCAAGCGCATCCGGAAGGTAATAGACTGGATAGAAGTTGGAAGACGTGACGTTTGTACCGGGCCGATCGAGCGTGCGCGCATGGAGTTGGTGGATATCCTGTTAGATATGACCGGAAAGACGAGATCGACACAAGTAAGGTCGATAAGAATGGAGGAAAAAGATGAAGGAACTGAAACTGATAGAGCTTCCGCTGTTGGGCGAAGAGAATCCGCCTTATAAGCAGAGAAGAATGACGCGCGAAGAAATGAAGAGAGAAGACATAGACAGGAAGAAGCTGTATCTGATCCGTTTTAGTGGAATTTGGCTGGTGGGAAGATTTGGCATGCAGTGGTACGGATGGAATTTCCAGCCGAATCTCGGATCGATGTCGGTGCAGGTGAATGACTGTGAAGCGATTTATGAAATAGTTGGTCTCGATCAGGAAGAAGACGGATCAACTGGCGGATTCATCGCAAGTTATTTGGGATGAAAGGAGATTGATTATGATAAAATTTACGGTTTTTACACCGAAGGCTTATTTTCCAGATGGAACGCAGGACGATGAATTCAAGGGCACAGATGTTTGGGATAAGACTGTGGTACTGGCGAAGGGTAGACGAGCTGCTGCGTATGAGGCATGGAGATTATATGGGGAAGGTTGGTTTAGAAGAATGAAGCCAGTACATGAACTATTTGAAGGAAATCTTTCTTTGGCAGTTCCATTGTATGTAGCGAGCCCAATGCAGACGCTTTCGCTCGCGTTGAAATTGTCGCCGATTAGGGTGTGGATTGACAGTTGGAAGTAGTTTGACAGTAAATGTCACCTTGTGACAAATTTAGTCGGTTTCAGGGTAGAATGGTTGGGCAATGGAGCGAATTTTAAAGAGAACGAAACAGACTTGATTTTCTTAACAGGTTCAATCACATACGATGCAAAAAAATTTCCGGTTTTTTCTGGTGCAGGGATTTTTGGCACGTCGCTTGCATTATAATAAAATAAAAACAAAAAAATCGAGGAGACGGAAAATGAGAGAAAAAATCGGAAGCAAACAAATTGAAAACATTTTATCAAGAGCAGAAGCTGAAGACGCACTGCGAGAAGAGAATGTAAGTTGGGATGAATCGATGCGTGCGCCGCATGGTGATGTATTTTTTCATTCTCGTGAAGAAGAAGTCGCTGTTTGGGTAGAGTGTGATCACCTTTTAATAATAAATGAAGCGGAAGACAAGCCAGCTGACATAGAGTTGAATCAGAAGTTGCACAAAGATGATTTGGTGGACAGTGTGGTTGGTACTTATGAAGAGATGCAAGGCGAAGTGTGGTTTGGGGCGCTTTCGCTCGATTCCCAAGGCGAAATTGCTGTTAAGGTTGCGAAGATGATAGAGGAGAAGGTGACGGAGGCTCGGATGGAGATGCTGAAGGAAGAAATGATTCGAGTTGAGAAGCAGCAAGAAAGTCTTCATGTGACGTATGAGTATCTGGTGAAAGAAGTCGAAAGGTTGGTCGAAGATGTTTAACGAACTGATCGATAAAATTTGTGAGACACACGATCCGATTACGAAGTCATCGCTGATGGAGGAGTTAGGTAGGCAGGTTGAAATGGTTGAGAAGTTCCCGATGAAGGTTGTGTGTTGTGTTTGCGGTGTCCAGTATGGAGAGAAGGAGGCGACGAAGCCGGACCAGATCAGCCATGGATACTGCCAGAATTGTAAAGAGGTGCTAAGGAAGGAGATGCTGGAAGATGTCGAAGAAGCCGTACAAGCCAATCGTGCCGAGTAGCGGAGTCAACTGGAAGGTGGTTGGAGAAATTGTGGTGAAGGTCGGCGGGATAGTTATAATGATAGCAACGATTTGGCGATGTGTGATGGGAGGCTGAGTGATGGGACCGAAATTTTTCGAGACACGGATGGGCCATAAGTTTTATGGGCACGATGTTCCGGAAATTGCAAAGCAGTTGAAAAGACTGGCTGATGCAATCGAAGGAATCCGAGAGTTGATGGAGAAGAAAGGAGAAGGTGATGGGAAAGTTGACTGATTTAGATAAAGCGCCGTATGGCGGAGAGGACGAAATCTTCCCGAACATGATGTCGGCGATGAGTATTTTGTCTGATGCGCAGGCGATGTTAGAGTGGCTTAAAAACGAAGGCAGGTTGAGTGAGTGGGTAAGAAAAAGGGCGAATGATACGATCAACCATGCGAAGGCGCATCTGTCGGAGGCGATGCAGCAGTATCACGAAAAGGAGAAGTTGCCTGGAGTGCTGCTTGTGTCGTCAGGAGATTTTGAACATGAGTAGAATTTGTGAAGTGGAGATGGATGACATGTTCGTGAGGTGGCTGTCGATGCCTCTGAGGACAGAATGGCATGATTATCAAAGAGCTGCTGTGGAAAAGGCGTTTGACGTTGGTGTATTGATACAGCTGGTCGATAAGAGAAGCCGAGTACCTTTTTTTATTTTTGGATCGGATGTGTTTAGGGTCGCTAAGGTGATAGACGAAGAGAGTTTAGTTTTAAAGCCAGTGTTTCTTCTGGAGGGAAGTAATGATTGATATACGAAACGAATACAATGTTGACTGTTCGAAAGCGAAAGGGGCGTATCTTGAATCGGTGCCCGAATGGATATGGGACGATCCAAGATGGTATATGGAGCCGAAGAAAGATGCTCAGCGAATCACGATGCAGATAGGTGATGGGAAGTCGTTGCTCAGAGGCAGAAACCGTCAAGATTTTCTGAAGGGTGTAGAAAAAGCCGGAGATTTTCCGGACAAGGCGAGCCTGAGTCCAGTGTTGGCGGCGTACACAGATCCGATGCTTGACGGTACAGTTCTCGATGGAGAGTTGACTGAAAGCTACAAGATGAACGGCGAATACGACAAGGATACCGTCCGCCGAATTGAAAATGGCGAGTGGGTAGGATATGAAGTATGGACTGTTATGTTCTGGAAAGGTGAAGATGTCCGGGGTATGTCTGACGAAGAAAGGAAGATGCTTGCTGGAATGGCTGTTGAAGAAATGCGGCGTATGGGAATGAAAGTAAGGCTGTTACCGGACTGGCCCGCAACGCTGAAGAATCTGAAGAAGGTGTTTGCTGACAATGAAGAGGGTGCGATTCTGAAATGTTGGGACGCAACGATCCCGACGCATCAGCGAACGAATCCGAACTGGTGGAAATGTAAAGGGGACGATGATCGCACGGTTGATGCATTTGTGATAGGTGTTACGGAGGCGAAGGAAGGCGGGTCTGGGATTAGAGGAATAGCTCCACAGCCAAATGGGAAGGCGGCGACGTTTACTGTTGGACTGGCGAAAGACGGACATGTAGTAGAAGTCGGGAAGCTGGAGAATCTACCGAAAGACGCGGTAGAGTTTGGCTTGAGAAATTTTCACGACTACCGAGGCAGAGTTGTTGAGATGAATGTATCGGGATGGGACGGAGAAAGGTTCCGGTTCCCACGCTATAAGAAATGGAGAAAAGACAAGTCTCCGAGAGACTGCCTGTTTGGTGAGCAAGTTGGCTCGAAATGACAGTAAATGTCACTAAATGACAAAAATAGTCGGTTATGCTCTCGTTGCGAAAAGCCGTTTAGAATTTGCAAGCGCTTGCAATGAGTGGCTTGATTTTCCAATATTTTTAACTGGATATGAGCTGAAAAAATTCTGATTTTTTTATTATGATGCGATTTTTGGCACGCCGGTTGCATTATAATAAAATAAAAACAAAAAATCAGGAGGCAGAAAATGAAAAAAACAGAGCAGTTCAAAACAAAAGCAATGGAAATCATGGAAGGAATAGAAGGCGATTGGTGTATCGATTCCAACTCTTATGCACCTGCTGTTTTTGTAGACATACGAGATTTGAAAGATGATGAAGAGTGGGTGTTGTTTAATTCAGTTAATAGTCGGTTGAAGGAATTGTGCGCCGAGTTGGATTTGCGAATAGAGTTTGCTAAGGAAGGCGAATTTTCAGTCTATGATGATTCCCAGACAGATTTGAAAGATGATGAAGAGATGGCAAGACTGGATAAGTTCGACGATAGAGTGAAAGAGTCTGAAAGAAAATTTGCACTCAAAGCAGGCGATGAGTATTTTGGTCAGCTGATTGATAGCATTGACAGGCTGAAGCGAGAAGTTGTCAGACATAAGGAAGGTTTTGAAAGCGCAAGAGAAGGCGAATCATTCAAGGCGGCTGATAGGAAGAAGACGCCGTTAGATATGGTGAATCAGATTGTCTGGTGTGTGAATGAAGTTCAGCAGTTCACTGGAAATCATGCGGAAGCTGCGAGAGCAACGATGAAAATAGCGACAGCTTTTGACGTAAATTGTTGGTAAGGAGAATCAGAAAATGATAAGCCCAGAAGAAAAAGCAGCGAAGAAGGCAGGGTACACGGCGACACTGGACGAAGCGTTGACAGCCGGGACCGGAATGAATGCCGAGCAGCGCGAAGATTTTAGAAATGATGTTGACCATTGGTTGGATGTAAGAAAGAAAGCGAAGAAGGGGAGCAAAAAATTCAAAGAAGCCGAGGCGCAGATCAAGCGGCTCATGGGCTGGGGATAGGTGATAAAAATGATGACGGAAGATGATATGCTGAAGGACGAAATCTTCTCAGAAATGATGGCGGCGATGTCGATCTTGTCAGACGTACAGGAACATCTTGCCAGACTGAAGGAGAAGGTTGCGATTCCAAAAAGTATAGGGCCAGTGATGATCAACGCAACTGTCAACCATGCTAAGAAGCATTTGGTGAATGCAATGGAGAGTTATGGCAGAGCAGCTGGATTGCCGATTGAGCTTGTGGTAACAGGAGGGGACGATGATAAAGATGCACAGATGGACGATAGCCCATGATTATGTGTTCGGAGAAGATGTTGTATGGGACGCAAATGGTGAGTTCGTCAAGTATGAAGATTTCTCAAGGCTGGTGAGCTACGAGCGTTGGAAGGCTTTTTGGGAAGGCGTGGTAATGACGGCGATATGTTTTCTCATTGCGATGTTCATTGGAGGATGTGTCCCTACACAGAAGTCGTGGAGAGCAGGAGATCCGACGACAGTAACTGGAGGAGACTACCTGCAAAAGTCGTATCTCGACAAGACGAAGTTGCTGTTGAAGAATAAAGATGGAGAGGTCAAAGGTTATTACCAAAGAAGCCTGCTCGATCACTCCAAACTTTTATTCAAGAAGCCAGACGGAACCGTCGTGGGAGCCCAGAAAGTGGACAGGTTGAATTCAACCAAGACTATTTGGGTCAGGCCGTAACTCGAAAAATCCTTGACATTTTTGGCTGAAGTGGTATAATTAAAATAAACATGGAGGCAACAATGGCAGAGAAAGTGAAGAGGCCAAGAGAAGAAATAGAACCGACTGCCATGGCTGTATCATTGTGGCTGTGGAAAGAATGCCAGTTGCGTTGCGAAGTCGCTGGATCGCTGCGAAGAGGCAGGAACGAAATAGGCGACGTGGATTTAGTCGTTGGGCATGCGTCGCTGCGAGACGTCTGTAATTGCATTGTCTTATGGGGCGAGAGGGCGAGTGTTTCGGTAGAGGTTGTATCGAATCTGGAGAAGGCGACAAAGACTGCCGATGTTATGGTCGGAGGAGACATTTTATTCAATTTGTACTACTCGACTGACGAAGCTTGGGGTGCGATGCTTCTGTTTTTGACTGGCAGTCAGAAGTTCAATATACTGATGAGGACGAAGGCGAAAAAAGAAGGATACAAGCTGAATCAGTATGGGTTATGGCATGGAGAGACACTGATAGCGGCGAAGGAAGAGGATTTGATTTTCCAGGCATTGGGAATGAAGTTCGTTTCTCCGAATGATCGGGATGTGTATGGAGATCCCCGAAAATGGAACAAGAGCTGAAGGAGGTGTGGTGATGGAGGTCAGATTGGAAGAGCCAGAAGGAACAGAGGAGGAGTCTGGTGGGCTATACCCGTTATGGGAATGCCCGAAATGTATGCTAATGAAAAGGATTGAGGATTTTGGGTTGCGATGTATTGACAGGGAAGACCCATTGTGGATTCGCCAGTCTTGGTGCCGATCCTGTAGATGATTCCATTCCCGAGAGGGAAGTATCATGTTATTTTGGCGGACCCGCCATGGAACGAGCGTGGCGGAGGCAAGATTGTACGAGGGGCACAGCGTCATTATCCGTTAATGAAGACGAAGGAAGTATGCGCATTGCCGGTTGGCGAAATCGCAGATAAAGATTGCCACCTGTATTTATGGGTGACGAATAATTTCCTTCCGGATGGATTGTTGGTTATTGAAGCATGGGGCTTCAGTTATATAACGATGATAACTTGGGTGAAAGATAAGATAGGGCTTGGGCAGTATTTTCGAGGACAAACCGAGCACTGCTTATTTGCCAGAAAAGGCAAGCTGCCTTTTTTGATTAAGGATGGAAGACGGGCGCAAGGCGTGACAGTCTTTGGTGCCCGAAGAAGACGACATTCCCAGAAGCCAGAGAGGATGCGTAGGATGATTGATCACGTCAGTGGAAGCAGCGAAAGAAGAAAAATCGAGCTGTTTGCAAGAGAGAAGGTTTCTGGGTGGGATGCTTGGGGTTATGAAGCGCACAAGGAATAAGGAGGTGGAAGTTATGGCGAAGAAGAAACGCGATTATATCGAGGAGAAGAAACGAGCTTACGATGCATGCGTAGAAATTGTCGAAGGCCGAAAAGGTAAGGCTAAGAAGGAAGCGATCCAGATCGCCGAGATCCGTGATGTAAGTGGACTTGACGTTCAGCAAGCAGCCAATGCTATGAAATGGCTGAAGCGAAAGGGTCTGGCGGATACGATTGATGGGAAAGACGGATGGAGGTTGATCAAGTTGCACTCACGAGACTATCAGAAATATTGCTGGGTACACGGCCTTGTCATGGTTGTTGAAGGCAGAGGAAGCAAAAAGCGGGTGTACTGCCCGATTTGCGAAAGGAGTAGCAAGTAATGACGACAAAAACGAGGACCGCCAAGGAGAAGGTAAGAAAGATCCGGGTCAAGAGAAAGGGAGAAAGAGCGTACAGCGACTTGACGTCGATGACGCCAACGGAACTGGCGGGGACGTTGTCTGAAGTCGAAGTCGAGACGTTGATTGACATTGCTGCCCGAAAAGACGCGGAGTGTAAAGATCTGACGAAGTCTGTGAAGAAGGCTAAAGCGATTTTGCTGAAGGAGGCAGAGGCGTCTGGCTGGAAATCAAAGACGACCTCAGCGAATGCCGAAGCTAAGATTTCGCCGAGCACGTCCACCAGTATTCCAGTGGAGCCGTTTATCAAATTGCTTCACAAGATGAAGAAAGTAAAGCAGCTAAAGGATTTTGTTGCGGTAAAAGTTGGTGATGCGAAGAAGTATCTCGGAGACGACGTACTGGAGACAATCTGGGATGTGAACACGGAGAAATACGGATCGGTGTCGCTGAAACAGAAGTAAGATAAAAAACAGGAACGGTACTAAGAGGGTCGGGTTGTAGAAATCCGGCCCTTTTTTTGTTAAAGCGCCTTATTTTTATGTAAAAGAGCTAAAAAATTTTTGTGTAGCGGTGTGATGCAGCGTTCAGGGCACATGCATCATTTGCAAGCGATTGCAAATATGGTGCAATTATTTGAGATCGTTAGCGTTTTGTAAAGGGCCATGTTACGCGTTGTATGCGTGGTTCGAGAGTTTTAAATATCCCATATCATACTTTTGATAAGTGCTTGATATCATTGCTGTGCTTGACAAGGGTTGTGCAAGTAAGATACGATTGACAAATAACTCAATCCGATAAGAGGTCGAGCATGCGAAAAAAAGTCGTAATCAAGTCAGAAGAAGAAAGGCTGGTATTAGGAGAAGTGTATTCTCCAATGATAGTAGACACTGATGAGGAGGTTGCAACTGCGGAAGAAATTAAGAAGATGGCTTACAGATTTATGGTGGAGAGGTCGACGCATAATGTTGATGTAAGTCACGACGGGCTACCCTCTGGTTGTGTTATAGTAGAATCGTTTATTGCCCGCAAAGGAGACCCGGACGGATTCATTGAAGGCGCTTGGGTTATCGGGGCGAAGATAGAACCTGATGAGTTATGGGCGCAAGTCAAGAAAGGCGAGTTGAACGGTTTTTCGCTGAAAGGCGGGTCAAATAAAGTTCCAGCCGAAGTAGAGGTGGTGATCTGGAAGAAACTTCAAGGAGTAACTGAGAAGTCGGCGGACAGTACACCACTACCACCCCACGTACATGAGATGATGGTTGAATTCGATGAGAATGGGAAAGTTGTGCCTACCGTGACCGAAGAGGAGCTTGGGCACGAGCATGACATTCGTCGCACAACTGCGACTGAGAGGTTCCTTGACCATTCGCATCGATTAGTTCTCGTAGAGAACGAATAAGAAAGGAGGTGTCTCCATGGCAGTAAAGATCGTTGAGAAGGAAACGACGAAAAGAAAAGTCGATTTTCTGGTAGATACAGATGTCGAGTTCATTTCGTTGGTAAGACATGGGGCAAATAGAACACCTTTCAGGATTGTCAAGTCGGAGGTGAAAGGAGGTGTAGAGAAAAAGATGGTAGTGGTACAGAGCATTTTGCTTCCAACAGGGAAGAAGGTTGAAGACCTTACGCAGAAGGAGGAACTTGCGTGGTTGTCTGAAGCGAAGGTCGATGCTCCAGAGAACTTCGAAGAGTACGTGCGTCACACCCAGCTGGAGATCGAGAAGTTTGACCAGGCCACGCTCCAGTTAACGAAGCTCGATGATAGTGGAGCGTATGCACTTATTGGTGCATTGAAAGAGGGCAGCACTGATGAGAATGTTCTAACGCTGGGGAAGGCCGAAGTCGAGAAGCTCGCATTGGTAACTCCGCTGGATGAAGTTGTTGAAAGACCAGCTGTTATGGGTGTGGTAAACACGTTCCGTGATGTTTTTGAGCGTGAGCTGTCAAGTATGCTTGACGTTGTTTATGGGTCTCTCAAACAGTCGGCGCAAGATCCGAAGAAGCGTAAGAAGATGGTTCTGGACTCCATTGACGCTTTCCGAATGTTCTTGGCGATGAGCCTTGACAATATCGGGAAGTCGGAAGTTGAAATGGGCGAGCCGTCTGAATTACTGATTAAACCGAAAGGAGGAATGAAAAAGATGTTCAAGAGCATGGAAGAGTTTACAGAAGCGACTACTGAGGTTATTACCGGCGTCTTGAAGAAGCTTGAGCTGATCAAGGACCCCGAGGATGAGACCACGGAGAAGGATGATACTGAGACCACGGAGAAGGATGAGACGCAAGATGCCCCAACCGGGGAAACTCAGGACGAACCTGATATCGGCAAGAGTCTCACGGAGATCCGGACGTTGGTGACTGATCTCGGAGCGCAGGTTAAGGTGATCGCTGAAAAGCAGGAGAATTTGGAGAGCCAGCCTGCAACCGATCGTACTGCCACTGAAATTGAAGACCAAGTGATCAAGGACGAGGAAGATAAAAACAAGAGTCCGTTCGCTGGCCTTCTGGTGGTTCAGAAGTAAAAAGAATTTAAACAAAGGAGGTCTAAAAAAATGTCTAACAGAAGCATTGTTGAGAAAGCTGACCTTGCGGTTGGAGATTTAACAGGTACAGGTGGTTATCTGAATCCGATCCAAGCGAACACGTTTATCCGGATGTTGATTGATCAGCCAACTCTCATCAAGGAAGTAAGGGTAGTGCCCATGGACGCTCCGACGATGGAGATCAACAAGATCGGTTTTGGAAGTCGAATTTTGAAGGTTGCCCCGGCATCAGGAACAGCGCTGGATGCATCAGACAGATCAAAGCCGACTACTGAGCAGGTGACATTGACCACCAGCGAAGTCATCGCCGAAGTTCATATCCCCTATGACGTTCTCGAAGATAACATCGAGAGAGGGCGGCTTGAGGATACGATCATGGTACTGATCACCGAGCGTGCGTCGCTCGACCTTGAAGAGTTGCTGATTCAGGGAGACATTGCTGCCGGTGCGGATGCATTCCTGAAGTTGAAAGACGGAATGCTGAAACAGTCTATAAGTCATGTGGTGGATTACACAGACGTGCAGCCCACGATTACCAAAGCGGTGTTCAAACAAGGCATTAAAGCTATGCCGAATAAGTACATGAGAAACCGCGCAGCCATGCGTTTCTATGTATCTCCGGATGCAGAGACAGAGTATGCTGATTCGCTGGCAGATCGTGAAACGGCCCTCGGCGATTCGAAGATTGCACGATGGACGCCGAATCCGGCTTATGGAGTCCCTGTTGTACCAGCAGCCTTGATGCCTGACGATAAGTATATTTTCACTTATCCGAAAAACATGATCCTCGGCGTTCAGAGAAAGATTATGATCGAGACGGATCGTGACATCCGGGCCAGAGTGCTGATCGTTGTCCTGACGCTTCGTATTGATATTAAGTACGAGGAAGAGGACTCTGTGGTGAAGTGTATCGGACTGAATCCGAATGACGCACCGACCACGACTGTATAAATCGTTTATTAAATGAGGTGAGGTATGATGCCGAAGGTTACGCTGCTCAAGGCTCCGTATCAGAATTATTTGGTGCCTGTAGGTAACAGAACAATTGAATTTTTCGGTGGGGAGAAGAAGCCCTGTCCGGTTCATGTTGCTCTGCGTCTACAGAGACTCAAGAATGATGATGGGCCAATGTTTTTGGTGGAAGACATGCCGAAAATTGTGAGTGAAGGGCAGAACGTGAACGGAGAACCCTACCAACAAAGGTTTTTTGAAAGTGGCACTGAAAACTAAAATAGGTGGCAGAGAAAGTGATAGTTTTATCACAGTGGCGGAAGCGGACACGTTTCTTGAAGATGAGTATCCCGATTCTGTAGACGACTGGGATGCTGAAGACGATGTGATAAAGGAGGCCATGGTTCGAACAGCTGCGCAGCTGATGCGATATTTGATGTGGCGTGGCAGGAAAGTGTATTGTGGTCAGGCGTTGTCATTTCCACGAACGTGTCAAGACAGAATAAATGAGATACCGATAGAAATAAGGCGCGCACAGGCGTTTATTGCCTACGGAACTATTTGGAGGGCAGCACAGTCACGCCCTGATTTAGCTGAAGGTGAGATCAGCGCGTCGAGAGTCACGCAGGTGTCTCTTGGAGGATTACTGTCTGTATCGTTTTCCGGAACTTCTCCCACGTCAGGGAATGTGCTCGATAGGATAGTACGTTCTGTTCAGTTTCCAATTTTCGCAGAGTTAAGTAGATATTTAACACAGTTTCGTGGAAGGTCAGTTCCTGATGAAGATGAGATTACGTGCTCGACGACGACAACAACTACGTCGACGACGTCGACGACGGTGAGCACGTCTTCCACAACGTCCACGACATCGACGAGTACAACGTCTACGTCGACGACCACCACGACCACCACCACATAGGAGGTGAAAGAATGGCAATTGGAAAAGCCAGCAGGACAGGCTCGGTAGGTAGGCCAGGTCGAAAAACTGGTGGCATTGGAAGAAAAGCGCGAGGAAGATCTGGGTCGAAGTATATGCCGGATTATACCGGACAGAAATCGAAGCTGGATTATTCAGGAGTGTACCCGACTACGACGACCACGACTACTGTGACCCAGACGACATCGACGACCTCGACATCGACGTCCACGACATCGACGTCCACGACAACAACTACGACCGTATAGTAGGTGGAAATGATATGGGTCTTTTTGGACAAGTGGTCCCACCTATTAAAAAGGTGTTGGACGCCCTGCTTGCAGATACACAACTAAGAGAGCTGGTGACGTATAAGAAGTTTGCGTCGCAGGAGTATGACACAGTTCTCAAACGAAATGTGGTGACGACGACGGATTATGCTGCTGTGAAGGCGATACGTCTGCGCCACACGAACGAAAGTGTACAAGTTTTTACAGGCAAGCTGGAAGTTGGAGATCAGCTTTTTATATTCAAGTTCGACGATCTGCCAACTGGACTGTCGTTGAAGGATCGGATTGTTGACGAGTCGTCAAAGATACACAATGCGAAATCGGTAGATAACATTTTCGATATTGCAATAACCGTAACCGTTGATGGAAGTGGTGGCTAATGCCTGCTGAGGTAAGATTTCGAGTAGATGGAATTGATGAAGCTGTGAGGGTGCTGGCGTCTGTTCCGAAAGCTGTGAAAGCAGCGATAGGTGACGCCGCTACTACACTGCGAAATCTTGCCCTTGGCAGAACTCCATATTTAACTGGTCACTTGAAACGTGGCTGGGGAGCAGTGCGACCGACAGAAAAAGGTTTTTCGTTTTCGAATCCAGTGGAGTATGCGACGATACTTGAAGAGGGTTTGTACCCATCAGTGGGTCCCAGGACGATATCGGTGGCTGGAGGCATTTATTCCAGACAAGCGCCTGGTGGAATGCTGACTCCGCTGCTGGAGAATGAAGAAATTCTGAATCGAGTGCTGGACGTTGTTGTAAGGAGCATTTTGGAGGGAATGACGAGTGGAAGAGCGTGAAGAAATAGTAACGGAGTTGTTAAATAGAATGTGGACAGTTCCGACTGTTAGTTGGGTAGCAAGAAATCCTGACGAGCCACCGTCGATAGATGATCTCCCGGCGATCCAGATTTTTGAGATGCCAGATGAGGCGATTCTCAAAGGATTCAGATCGAAGTTTCCAGAATATGCTCGAAAGTTGCAGGTTGTTCTGGAGTTTTTCATCAACGCATCCGCGAGAGGCGCGGAAACACAAGAGCTTCATGCTTTTGGAAAAGAATTGAAGAAGAAGCTCTATGAAGGGGGCGCGAACCTTGGAAACCGATGTGTCTTTGTTGAAAAAGAGGCGAGTCGTGTTTTAAGACCGCCGATTGAAGGGCATGTTGTAGGTATAGGGTTAGTGCTCGAAATCGAATACATAGAGAAGGTTGCAGATCTGTTTTAGGATTTGCAAGCGCTTGCAAAGGAGGTTTGAGATATGATAAGCAGCCCGAGTACCCAGTTGTATGCGCTCGGAAGGGGAATCCTGAGCATTGGAGAATGGAGCGGTGATACTCCTCCCGGCGCTCTTACAGACGTGGGTAACTGTCCGAGATTTGAAGTTGAAGTGACGGAGGAGAAACTCGATCACTACAGCTCAAGATCCGGACTGAAAGTTAAGGATAAACAAGTAGTACTGGAAACTGGGTATACGCTGAACTTTGATCTTGATGAGATCAGTCTGCTGAACATGCGTATGTTCCTAAAGGCGACGGTTGGGGCCACGGCAAATGTGCTCCGGGCGAACACGGCCTTGGACAAGGAGTATGCGCTGAAGTTTGTTGGAGACAAGCCAGCGGGCCAGAATGAAACGTGGGAGTTTTGGAAGTGTACTTTGTCTCCTGGAGGGGCGTTTAATCTGCTAAGTGATGAATGGCAGTTGCTCTCGTTTACAGGTGATGGCCTTGCGGACTCTTCGCTTCATGCGAGTTCACCGTATTTTGACGTAACGTTTGCTACAACAACCACCACGACTACGACTACGACGACCTAAAGGTCGCGTATCGGGACGTGCCATTAAATTCAGCGCTACTGTGAAAGCGGTAGAACGCTTGTAATGGAGGTTATTTATGAGTAAAGACGAGAAGCGAACAGAATTAGATGTACTTTTTCCGGACAAAAAAATTACTCTCAGTGATGGGAGTGTTGTTACAATAAAGCCCCTTGTTCTTCCGGATCTTCCCAAAGTTGCGGCAGCGTTTAGTAAGTTGATGAAACGTTCCGAAAAAATGAAGGTAGCAGATCCGGTAGAGATGGCCCTCCTTGGTATGGAAGAGCTGTTTGCGCTCCTCCCCTTCTGCATCGACAGAAAACCAGAAGAAATCCTCGCGGCGGACGCCGCTGAAGTATTGCAGATCATTCTCCAGCAGAACATCACGGATGCAGCCGTGGGAAAATGGAGCGCTCTGGCCGACATGGTCACAAAAAGGTTCGGAGGTTTGAGTCAGAGCGTAGCCTCGAAGCGTCAATAGCCTCTGGAATTGAATTGTTGATTAGTGAAGGCCATTCGTTTACTGAGATTAAGCAGTTCAGTGTACCACAGCTGAGGCTGTTTACAGTTTTGACTGGGAACCGTTATGTAAGGGAAGCGGAAGCCCAGAGAGAAGCTATGGACCGACGAGGAAAAGACGATGGCAAAAGACGTACAGTTAAGACTTCTTATAGAGGCATACGACAACGCAGGCAGAGCGCTCACCGACGTTAGTCAGAAGCTCCGAACTATAGGATCGGAAGCGGATAGGACGAATGCCAAGACGAGAAGGATGGGGTCTGAAGGTGCAGCAGCAGTCAGTAAGTTTGAGTCTGCATTGACCAGCCTTCAGGCGAAGTTTACACAGGTTGGCGCATCAGCAGATAAGCTATTATCTGTAGGAACGCAGCTCGCGACAGCGGGTGCCGCGTTTGGTGCAGTCTCATTTTTCCCTATAAAATCAGCAGCGGATTTTGAGCGTCAGATGTCCAGAGTCGAGGCGGTAACTACAGGTGCGATTGGGAATATGGATGCGCTTGAAGCCAAGGCGAAGGAACTGGGCCGAACTACGGAATTCACGGCTGAACAGGTTGGGGAGGGAATGCAGTATCTTGGCTATGCTGGCCTTGAAGTAGGACAGGTGCTGGAATCGATCAGACCGGCCCTGAACCTTGCGGCAGCTGGTGAGGTGGAGGTTGGAGACGCTGCAAACTGGGCGACGAATATTATGACGGCGTTTGGGCTGGAGGTATCAGACCTCAGCCACATCATGGACGTCATGGCGTATACTGCGTCGAATTCGAATACTAATGTAGCACAGCTTGCGGATGCTTTGAAGTATGCGGGTAATATTTCAAGAACGGCGAAAGTGCCTTTTGAAGACGTAGCAGCTTTCCTCGGAGTCCTCGCGAAAAACGGTCTGTCGGCGTCGATTGCTGGAACGAGTCTACGTGGAGTTCTCGCATCGCTTGCAGATCCCACGCCGAAAGTTGCGAAAGCATTGGAAGACCTTGGAGTAGAGGTCTCACGCACTACTGATGGAGGGATAGCTTTATCAAAGACACTTGCTGATATTGGAGCAGCAGAACCGGATGTTACAAAGTTTTTCCAGATCTTCAGAAGACTCGCGGCTGGTGCAGGAAGTGCTCTTGCGGAAAGTACCTTAGAGGTCGCAGATTTTACCGATGCTTTGACAGGACCGAGAGCACTGGGGGCAGCGGAGAAGATGCGCAAGGTTATTCAGGATAACCTTGTTGGAGCGGTCAAACTGCTGATCTCAGCTATTGTAGGCTTCATGATCGAGGCCGGTGAGCCGTTGTTAGTCACGCTTGCAGACATGACGAAGTCGTTAGCAACGGTGTTTTCAGGAATGGCGGCCTGGGTGAAAGAGAATCCCAAACTGACAACTACTTTGCTCAAGGTGTCAGCGGCTTTGGCGGCACTGTTGATAGGGCTTGGGGCTATTGCCGTGCCTCTTGCACTCGTGACGAAGGCTTTTGCAGTTATTGGCGGAACATTTGCCACTTTGTTATTGCGTATCCCGCAGTTGATAGGTCTGTTTAAATCACTCGGTGTGATGATTGCATCAGTAACAGCGGCTGGAGGCTTGCTTTCAGCGGCATTCCCGATAGCGACGATACTTGCGACGACAACGGCGGTTTACAAGGCGACACAGGCGTATCTGGGCATGAGCGATGCCTTGAAGGAAGCAGCAGACGCACGAGAACGATTGCTGGAGCAGAGCAAGATGTTGGCGGAGAAGTATAAAGACTACGTTGACGTTGCGATTCCGGATGATTTGAAGGAGAAGACAAAAGCAGATCTCCAAGAGCTTGTATCGAATCTTAGAAAATCCATTGTAGCATTGCGAAGCATGCGAGAACAGTGGGTAGAGACGGCGAAGGAGACAGAAGGAATTGAAGCAATCCCGACTGCTGCTGCTTTGAAGGCGCAAGAGGCAATTCGCGGGATCACTGAAAAACTGGAAGAAAGGCAGAAGGCGCTTGGGTTAGTGTCCCAAGAGCTGCAAGGTCTGGCAGATATTGAAGCCAAGCAAGGAGCTGCGGCGGCGAAAAGCGCAAAGGATCAGGCTGATGCGGAGGCGAAACGACTTGAAGAAGCCAGGGCCAGGGCAGAGGCGGAGAAGGAGTTGCTTGCTGAAGTTGAAGAGTACCGACTTGAGAATATATTAGAAGGTCTGGCGAAGATAACGGCTGAAAGAGAAAAAGAGCTGGAGGAGTTCAGATCCAATTTGAGTAAGAAGGTTCAGGGAACAGAAGCGGCGAAGGCGATGGAAGCCGCAATCCATGCGAAGTATGATAAGCAGATTACTGATTTTAATAAAGCAGAGGCGGAAAAGGTATTTCAGAACCAGCAGCAGTTGGCTCAGGCAGAGTTGCAGTTGCTGGAGTCGACCAATAAGCAGAAACTGACATATTTGAAGAAACAGCTCGACGCAAATGAGATCACGATGCAGCAGTATTATGACGAAGCTGTGCTGATGATTCAGGCGGAAGGGCAGAAGCAAATTGATGCTCTCAAAGCACAGTTGGAGATGGTTCCGGATGCGGAGAAGCCACGCATTATGATTGATATTGAACTGGCGGAACAAGACATCGCACTACGGTTGCAGGAGTTAAATGAGCTGATTGAACAGGCGCATATTACCAGAGCGGAAGCGGCGAAGACTGCTGCCGATGATGAGATTGCTGAAAACAAGAGAATAGCAGATGCTGAGAAGTCAATTTTTGAAGAAAGAACTTCCGCAATGGGTCAGATGGCAACAGATTTTGGAGCCTTGTATGAAGCCACTGGAAGTAAGCGTAAGGAGTTCTTGATCGCGCAGAAAGCAGCTGCGATCGCAGAGACGATAATGAGCACGTACTCGGCGGCGCAGAAAGCATACGCAGCGTTCGTAGAGCTTCCGATTATAGGACCGGCGCTTGGAATAGCGGCGGCAGCGGCAGCGGTTGCAGCAGGTCTGGCGCGTGTTGAGTTGATCAGACGTCAGTCTGTTGCTGAAGGTGGCGAGATTGGTGGAAGATCTCCGCATGCGAAGGCTGATAATATTCCGATATGGGCTACAGCAAAAGAGTGGATGATGCCTGTAGCGTCGGCGATGTATTATGGTGCGGATGTGATGCGAGGGATTCAGAAACGATTGTATCCGAAGGAAATGTTTTCAATGCTTAAGGTTCCAAGAGTTATGGTACCGACTCCACAGTATGCATATGCTGAGGGAGGGCAGGTGACTGGGAGTGCGGCAGCGCCGACTGGTGAAGAAAGCAGAGCTATAACTATCGTGAATGTGCTTGATACCAGTGAGTTTGACGCTTATCTGGCGACACCGGCTGGAGCAGATTCCGTGCTGAATATAATCAGCTCAAATCAGGATAGAATAAGGAGATTTGAGAAGTGATAATAAATGATATCCTGACTTTGCCCCCGAACTGGAGCGCATCAGTGTACCTTGAAAGGTACTGGAAGACTGGGATACAGACGTCGATTGTAGGGAATGAGATACGAAGTGCTCTGTTTACGTACCCACGTAAGTCATTGCAGTTTCGTGTGAATCCTTTCACATCGGCGGAGTCGGCGTTGTTGAAACGTGTGTTGTACCAGCGAATTCATCAGGTAGTAGGAGTTCCGTTTTGGATGGATCGCACGACACTGACTGCGCAGGCTGCCTCTGGGCAGAAGATCCTCCAGGTCGGGGCGACTGAGTACCGGAATTTTGAGGTCGGCGCTCCTTGCCTTATCTGGGGATCGTTTTCTTCGTATGAATATGGAGAGATAGCTTCGATAGCTGCGACTCAGATTACGCTGGTTGATAATCTTGCTGCGACTTGGGCACTTGGCTCAAGCGTATATCCGGTGTTACAAGGAAGGTTTGATTGGCAGCAGCAGACGCGTAGGCTGACCAGTGCAATTGGAGAGTTCAGCCTTAATGTGGAAGAAGCTTTTGATGTTGATATAGTTAAAGAATATTTAGGGGTGAATGAGTTCCCCCTTCACCAAGGGTTCCCGGTTATGGATATGGAGCCAAACTGGAGAGACGGGCTGAAGGAAGTCATTGCCCGACCTTATGACATCTGGAGCTTCCTTGGAAAAGAAACGGTAGACTTCTCGTATCTCGAAAGTTTGACAGGGATTGAGGCAAAGTACACGTTCGGCAGCAAGGCGGAGTTGTACGAACTGATCAAGTTTTTCGACTTTGTGCGTGGAAAATGGAAGAAGTTTTATTTTCCGTCGTGGCAGAGAGATATTGAGGTGACATCAGCTGTTGGTGCAGCAGACTCGATTATTGACATTGAGGACATAGACTGGGATACGTACTGGGATTTAGGATATGAGGTCGGACCGGCTGGAAGTAATATTTTCTTGTTTGCTCCGGACGGAACGAAGGTTACGAGAAATATTCTCAGTGCTCCAACGCCAACGTCGTTGCAGCTCAGCGGGCCGACTGGGTTTAACTGTACTGCGGAAGAACTTGGATATCTGCTTGCATCGCTCATGCCGATCTCAAGGTTTGCAGACGACACGCTCAGAATTGAATATCTAACAGAGGACGTGTCCGAGGTGACGCTAAGAACAACCTCGATCCCACGCATCGATACGCGCGGACCAACAACGACGACCACCACTTCAACGACTACGACCAGCACGACTACGACCAGCACGACGACTACGTCGACGACCTCAACTTCGACCAGTACGACCTCGACTTCGACCACGTCCACGTCGACAACGTCCACGACGATGACTTCGACGTCCACCACATCGACGACCGTCACAGAATCCACCACGTCGTCATCGACCACGACCAGCACCACATCGACGTCCACGACCAGCTCGACCACCAGTACGACTGTCTCGACGACCAGCACGACCAGCACCACGTCGACCACTTCCACGTCTACCTCGACTTCGACCACGACCAGTACTACCTCGTCGACCACGAGCACGACGGTCACCCAGACGACGACCTCGACTTCCACTTCGTCCACGTCATCGACCACAACGTCGTCCAGCACCACGACGAGCACAACGAGCACGACCACATCGAGCACGTCGTCGACGACCACTACGACGGTGGCTCAAGGACAGTGGCTCGGTGACTGGGCAAACAGGATTGAGCTTGAAGTCGATAATACGAATGTAGATTCGAACCTGTCTGACTTCCCGGTTCTGATCTACCTGTCATCTTCGTCTGGGATCACGAGCAAAGACGTCACGGATGTTTTTGACAAGCTGGCTTCTGACGCTAATCGATTTAAAATTGCAGTGACAGAATGTGATGGGCTGAGTCAGTGTCACGTAGAAATAGAGCGTTGGGTGGATGCCGACGAGGATGCATGGTTATGGGTCAAGGTTCCGAGTGTTTATGCTGGAACTACCACGACGTTGTATTTATATTATGATTCAGCCCAGCTTAAAAATTATGATTACGTAGGGGACACTGACGGACATCAAATTTCTATGGTGGTGGATCTCTCTTCCGAAGGTACGTATGACACCACACACATACTAAGACCGCATGTCTTAAAAGAAGACGACGGCACTTACAAGATGTGGTATGGCGGATTTGATGGCTCAGATTATAGAATTATTTACTGCGATTCTGAAGATGGGTTATCGTGGTCGAATTTTGAAATGGTTGTAGACATCGGAGATGAAGGTACTTATGACACTGACAGAGCACTTGATCCTTGGGTAATTAAAGATGGCTCAACTTATAAAATGTGGTATCAAGGATATGATGGTTCTAATAATAGAGTAATTTATTGCGATTCATCTGATGGTAAAACTTGGTCAAACCATGAGATGGTTGTAGATCTTTCGGATGAAGGAACATACGATACTGATTCCGCAGGGTGCTGTGCTGTTATCAAAGACGGCGCAACTTACAAGATGTGGTACTCAGGAAAGAATGCAGTGGTGAATTACTCTATAATTTACTGCACGTCGTCTGACGGAAAGAGTTGGACAGGTCACACCCTTTGCTTTAAAGAAGGAGCCGAAGGAACATACGATTCGCAACGTTCTCAATGGCCTTGTGTTATTAAAGATGGCTCCACATATAAGCTGTGGTATGGAGGGTTTAACGGTTCTAACTGGAGAATCCTTTACTGTGCTTCGGCTAATGGAACGAGTTGGTCAAGTCATCAGCTTTCGCTCGATATAAATTCACTTCCTTTGGTTGACTGGAATGGAGTTGTACGACCGACAGTTGTTAAGGACACTGATCGATATGAGATGTGGTATTCTGGAAATGCTGGCCCTTATAGAGGGTGTCATACACATTCATTTGACGGAATTGAATGGCTTGCCAGAACGTGCGAACAGGTCTGGGATGATGATTTTATCTTGGTCTGCCACATGGCACAAGACCCGAGTTCGGGAGCGGCAGATTTTATAAAAGACTCGACGCGGAATGAGAATCATGGTCAAGCAACGGCAGGTATGACAAGTGCAGATTTGGTAGACGGAGCAATAGGAAAAGCGATTGACTTTGACGGGTCTGGGGATTGGATTGACCATGGTGACGACTCGTCGTTGGATATGGATGACGATTATACTCTGGAAGCCATAATAGAAGGAATTACTCCCGGTGTGAACATGATCGTCGTTGGTAGGTATAATGATGGGGCGGCTGATGGTTTCTGCCTTTACTATCAAACGACATCAAATAAGATTGCTGCGGTTCACATGGATTCAGGCACTTATAATTTCGTATTAACCTTGCTTGGACACACGTCAGGATATCAGCACATAGCTGGAACGTTTGAAGCTGGGGTTGGTAGCGAACTGTGGAGAAATGGAGTTTCACAGGGTACAGACAACACCCAGACAAGTGCTCTTGATACACATACGCAGGACTTTAGAATAGGTGCACAGGACGACTTAGGAAACGAAAGGGAGTATGCTGGTGAGCTTGATGAAATAAGACTCTCAAAAATCGTTCGAGCTGATGAATGGATTAAAGCAACCTATTACAGTAATGACGATGCGTTGATCACGTTCTCAGATCCAGCTTACTCGACAACCACGACTACAACCACCACGACGTAGGTGAGGAATGGTAAGCCAAGATTTCATAGATGCGGAAAAAGATCAGGAGCGACGACCGGCAGAGCTATACCACCTGTGGCAAACAGGAATTGTAGATAAGTATTTCACGTCCGGAGATGTTGCAGTGGTATATGACGGAGATACGTATCTTCCGGCGACGATCAAGCGAGGCAGCTTCCGACAGACGTCTACGATGGAAGAATCGAAGGTGACGATTGACTTCATAGATGTCGGGGAGCCGATGAGTGATTACATAGACCAGACGATTGTAGATACGGTGTGGATTAAGATCATGAAGATCCACCGTGATATGAGTCCGTTCGAAGCCAACATAAGATTTGTTGGAAGAGTAAAGACGGCGAGTTTTGAAGGATTGTCATTGAAAGTGACTGCGTCTGGTCTGAAGGGTCTCTTCAAGAAAGCAGTTCCACAATATCGATACCAGGCGACATGTAATCACCTGCTTTACACGACTCCGTGCGGAATAGTTTCTACTGATTACGATTTTTCGGGAGTTGTGTCAGCTATATCGTCTGATGGATTGTATTTTGAGTCGACAGACATAGAGACGTTGATGATTGCTGCTGGAAAGAGCACTGATAATTGGACGAGATATGGATTTGCGCAATATGGAAACTACAAAAGAATGATTGCGAAGCAAGACGGTGCCGATTTCTATCTAAGATACGCAATTCCGGGGCTGGAGGCAGGTCACACAGTGACAGTTTTTGCTGGCTGTGATGGGACGGTAGAGATGTGTTATGAGAAGTTTGACAACGTACTTAATTTTTTAGGGTTTACAGAGGTTCCATGGGACAATCCAGTAACGACAGCACTGGCTTAACGAACTTTTTTGAGTCAGAAAAGAAGCAGCAACAGCTGCTGACAATCTTGAAGTCATGGGAAGGTACGCCGTATAAACATAAGACTGCGGTGAAGGGGAAGGGAGTTGACTGTATCCATTTCGTAGGAAGAGTGATGGTTGAAGTCGGAGTCCTGAGTAAGTTCGTGGTTCCAGACTATGCATCTGATTGGCACTTACACAGAACGAGCGAGCTGTTAAGCCAAGGGATTAATCAGTTCCCTTTCTGTGAAGAATTTGATCCACGGGTCACTCCGCCTATGAATGGAGACATACTGCTTTTTAGATATGGGAGGGCGGCAGCACATGCGACTATTTATTTTGATGGGTATGTGTGGCAAGCGCTTGCAAGAAGTCGAGTTTTAAAAAATAGCCTACGTCTTGAGATAGACCGACTCTCGACTGGGTTTAGGATTAAAAAATAAATGGGCGGAAAAGGTATAGTAACAGGTTTAGTAGGAGGAGTCGCTGGGTTTTTTATTGGAGGCCCAGCTGGGGCAGTGATAGGCTTTGCTGCTGGAATGGCAGTAGGAGCGATGGTTGATGCGACGACACCAGATGCTGTCGATACTCCGGGTGCTTCACAGACGCAGTCGATGGATATTTCAACGGCTGGGTATGGAGACCCATTGCCTGACTTTTTAGGAACTGTGAAAGTTGCAGGAAATATTATCCAATACTGGGGCCATCGAGTAGTGGAGGTAACGGAACAGCAGTCAGTGCCGGGAGCGAAAGGGGGAGGAGGCGAAGAGACACAGACTGTAGTAGTTGGATACCAGCATTATCTGTCGTGGGTACATGCTCTTGCGTATGGGCCAGACCCAGCGGGAGTGTTGCACTCTATCCTGTTCGACGATAAAGTTGTGTGGTATGGGGAGCTGACCGATGACGACGCTGATGGTGAAGAGACGGTTCAGCTTGGTTCTGAATCTGGCGAGAATCTTGGTTCGATGACGTTCTATTTTGGGACAAGTAATCAAGCGCCGAATGCAAAAGCTACAGCTGCTCTTAGTAACGCGAATTACAGTTCTGCTTATCGCGGAATGGTTTACGCCTGTTTTGACGACGTTATGATTGGCGACTATGCCAGAGCCCCGTCTGTTAAGTTTGTCATGAGTAAATGGCCTTCGATAGCAGCGATAGGGTCAGACTCGTTGGCGAAGATTAATGACATAGACTACAACGCAGCATTTGCAATATGGTATTTGGCGGAGACCCTTTCTGGTGTTCCGACAGCATTTTTGAATGCCGCATCGTTTACAGCAGCAGCGGGTTATTTTCAAGCGACGGACTATGTTGGGATCAGTATGCTCATCAGCCGTCAAGTGGTGGCAGAGTCTTATGTTGAGGGGATAATGACTCATGTAGGAGCGTCCCTGTCTGAGATTGAAGGAGAGTTGCATCTGGGCGTTCTGCGAGACGATGTTGATATAGGTTCCATGGGATCAATTGATGATGCGATGGTTGCGGAAATTCCAGTGCTAAATGTTGGGTCGTGGGAAGACACATTCAACGACTTAAAAGTGATTTACAGTAAGATTAATCATAACTTTACAACGTTTAGCGGAGAAATAGCTTGTGGTGCCATCGATTCGTGGGTCCATGATTCAATTTTTGCGATGGATCACAGTTTATTGAATGTTCACGGTGATGTTTTTGCAGTCCTGTACAGACGTAATTCAGCAAGCATGTGGCTGAAGACTTTCGATATAGATTCTGATGGTAATATCGGAAGTTTGATAGATTCATGGAATTTGGACGCAGGCGTTGCACAGAATGGTGGGTTTCTAAAAGTACTTGGCAGTACTAATATATTTGCAGTTTTAAAAGGTGTTGGATGGAGTAACGCAGAAATTGTAACTTTTACCATCGCCGATGACGGAACGATAACGAAAAGCTATATAGATCAGTATTCAAGACCGAGCCGTTCAATTAGTGGGTATTCAATGGAGACTTTCACAAGGGTTAAAGGGTCTGAATATGCAGCTATTTATGAAGGATTTTCTGGATCTGCACGAATTGAGATATTTTCTATTTCTGCTGGTGGACTCATTGGTTTGGTCACACAAAATGGAGGTGCAGGCTATCAATATCAGCTTGGTGCTGATGGCTTAGCGCCATCAATAGCAAGACTTTCAGAGGGTGTAAGTGTTATCACTTATGTAACAGGCTCTCCTTCTGTTGTGAGGGTGAAATTACTCAGTACTGGTAATACTCTCGCGGCAGAGTTAGATTCGCTTGATATTTCAGCCGGGGATTCGATAATATATTATTATGCAACCCCTCAGATCATTACTGACATAGATGGGTTTTCAGGATGTTTGGTTGGATATGGATTGCACACTTCAGGCGGAAAACTCAAGGCGGTAAGTGTGACTGGAGGTTCCTCACTTGCGCTTGAGGATTCTGAAGACTTAGATACGTATGTAGTTCATCAGCGATTTTTAAACGCGCTTGGTAATGGGGTTCTTGTAGGTTACAGCGGTCCGCCGTCTGTGCAGCCAGATTTTCATTTACGATCATTAAAAGTTGAAAGCGACGGAACTATCACTCTCATTGAGAAGTGCAACTTCACCGAGTCTGGAGCATTGGGAGGCTCACAATACTGTGCATTGGTTAATGTGGATGGTTCTATATATGCGAGTGCAAGGGGTGCTACAGCAGCAATCAATACTTATAAAGTGCAATAATTATGAGTGGAAAAGGACTACTGACTGGAGTAATTGGAGGCGTTGCTGGCTTCTTTATTGGAGGCCCGGCAGGTGCTGTAATCGGGTTTGCTGCTGGGATGGCGATCGGCTCGATGGTCAGTGCAATAGATCCGGACGCATCTGATACGGCTGGTTCTTCACAGCTTGATACTCTGGATATTACGCTTGCTGGGTACGGAGATCCCCTGCCTGATTTTGTTGGAACAGTAAAGGTCGCCGGAAATATTATTCATAACTGGGGACATCGAGTAGTGGAGATAACTGAGCAACAGTCAACGCCGGGGGCTAAAGGTGGGGGAGGTGAAGAGACGCAGACGGTGGTTGTAGGCTATCAGCATTATCTGTCTTGGCTCCTGTCGTTTTCTTATGGTCCAGATCCGGCAGAAGTTCTATTTTCAGTTTTGTTTAATGATGCGGTAGTGTGGTACGGCGAATTAACAGACGACGATGCAGACGGGGAGGAGACAGTTCAGCTTGGAGATACTTCTGGTCAGAATTTAGGTTCAATGACTTTTTACTTTGGGACGAATAACCAGATCCCGAATGCGAAAGCCACGGCTGCATTGGAAGATTCAAATTATAGCTCGGCGTACAGAGGAATGGTGTATGCTTGTTTTGATGATGTTATGATAGGAAGTTATGCAAAAGCGCCATCCGTTAAGATAGTCTTGGGCAAGTGGCCCGAAATTTCAGCCATAGGATCGGCTTCGTTGGCGAAGATCAATGATATAGATTACAATCCAGCGCATGCGATATGGTATTTGTCAGAGAATCATGTTGGTATGCCAACAGCGCTTCTGGACGCAGTGACATTTGCATCAACGGCAAATTATTTCAAGGGCACTGATTATGTTGGGGTGAGTTTGCTTATGAACAGGCAGATCAATGCGGAGTCATACGTAGAAGGAATAATGACTCATGTTGGAGCCTCCTTAGTTGAGGTCGAGGGAGAGCTACAGCTGGGAGTCCTGCGTGATGATGTGTCTGTGTCATCTATGGAGACGATTGACGACGACATGGTTGCGGAAGTTCCGGTGCTTAACGTGGGATCATGGGAGGACACGTTCAATGATCTCAAAGTGCTGTATAGTAAGATTAATCACAACTTTGTGGTGTTCCAAGGTGAGATTAAAGGTGAAATTGATTTTTATGAATATGACACGACTCAATCATTGTTCCAGATCATCAGGCATGTCATGGGCAATATTTATGTGATCTTTTATTATAGCACAAACACTGTCAGGACAGTTGAAATCGCAACAGACGGGGAAATCACAGAACCTTATATTGACACATGGAACCCGGCAATTGGTTTCAGTAATATGGGGGATATAAAGCGGGCTTATCTTAGATCAGACCATGCAATATTTGTGGTATATATTCAATCATCCAACAACAACAGGCCGGAACTTTTCACATTCAAGATCAATGATGATGGAACAATTGCTAAATCAATCATTGACAGTCAGGCAATTTCCGTCAATGCATCTCAAGTGGGCGGAACAGATTTAATATGTCATTTCAGTGAAGCATTCGGCACATTTATTGTTCCTTATATGCATGGGGTTTCAGGCCATGTGTTTTTGTCAAGTTGGGGAATTGATGTTTTGGGAAATATTTCAGCAGAAATTGACAGCCTTCAGATTTGGACAAGGCCGACAGCAGCATGGTCAAGCAATACTTTTGCCATTGAATTGCATGAAAGGGGATTTGGATTTCAAGATGAAATTGTTGTGCAGCAATACATAAGAGCCCCGGCAGGGCCGAGCAGGTATGGGATTGATTTGGTCACAATCGGATGTTCAGCAGCCGGGACTTTCACAGGTGTCAGTGACAGGTTGAACATTTATTTGTCACCAACCGGGTTGCCTGTTGGTGAAGGTCATTTTTTAAGGGACATTAAGGGGGGGTTTTACGGGGTTGCGTCATTTTATCAGATCACAGGCGGAGATGAAAGGTTTGGTACATATAAAATTGGCAGTGGCGGAGCCATCACAAAGATGGATGAAAAATTGAAGTTTGCATCCCACAGCAATTTGCATCACGTTCTTGGTGAGGGTCATGTCAGGGCTCACGCATATTCAAACAGTTTGGAAATTCAAACAATGAAAATTTCATCTCTTGGCATAATCGGGGATGATTTGGATGATCTCACACTTGACACAGGGTTAGGGCTTGGAGCAAATCCTTACATTGTTCAAATCAGTCAGCAGATATTTGCGGTTGTTTATACAGGCGTTTCAACTGATGGATATATGAAAACATTTAGGGTGAAATAATGGCTGATGAATACTACGACATACAGGCGGAGACCATCAAGGTCGATGACATTGCCAACTTGCAGCTTCTTGGGAAGATCAACCACAAGAGTATTAAGCTGATGTATTTTACGCACACTGAAAATGCTCTGTGGGCGGCTGACAGAGCTGTGAGGTCGTTGTGCTTCCCAGCGTTTGAGGTGAGATTAAAAGTAAACAGAGAAGCATTTGATTTGTATCCGGGACAATGTTTTAAGTGGTCTTCAACGAAGTATGGGATAACTGACATGGTTGTGAGAATACAAGAGATAGATGAAGGAGCGTTGGACGACGAATTTCTCACGATCACGTGCATCAGAGATCCGAATTACGTGACGACGGCAGTTTCGGTATATGACAGCAGTGGGTACAGCAGCCATTCATCACCTGATGCGAGCCTGCTGGATGTGGACCCGTTAGTTAATTTTAAGGTTTTAGAAGCGCCTTATGTTCTGGTTGGCGATGTGATCCGTGTGACTCCGCTGGCAGCAAGGGTTAGTGGTAAGGAGGCAAGATATGTCCTATACATGTCGTTGGATGGAGGAACGTCGTATACTTCATTAGTTGCGGTGAATAACTTCATTCCCCACGGCACACTGGTTTCTGCATATAGAGCAGACCGAACGAGGATTGATGATAAATGGGGATTTACGTTCGACGCGAGTTATAATGCAGATTGGAGCAGCGTAGAATCGATAACACGAGATTCCCTATTTGCAGGGTATAACATGGCATTGATTGGTGAAGAGATCGTTTGTTTTCAGACGATCACCCCAGATCCAGTAGTTTCGGGCAGGTATCATGTAATAGGAATCTGGGGAGGGAGGTTTGACACAGAAATCGTAGAACATGCAGCTGGTGAAGATTTCTGGTTTATAGGAACGACCGCTTTCTCACAGGGTGACGCAAACATGCTTGTAGGATCGGATATATATTTCAAGCCAGTTCCTGCCACGACGCTTGCGCTTGGGGATATATCAGAAGCTCCCAGTGATAGCGTAACGATCCGTGGACGCGGAAAAGCGCCGTATCCAGTGGCAAATTTACGGGCGAATGACGAGCTGGCTGAGGAGTACCCGATCTATGATGGTGGAGAAGATGTTGTATTGACGTGGGATGCAAGAGTCAGAGGGCAGGGCGCAGGCTCCCAGCTGCCGGAAGAGACTGACAGTCCGGGTACGTATGAAGGTGAGTTCAGAGTTGACGTCTTGATGGATGCTGCTGTAGTGAGATCGACGACTGGGATCACGGCAGAGACGTGGACATACACAGATGCGATGAATATTGCTGATGGAGGCCCGAAGGATTTGACAATACGGGTGTATAATTATATAGCAGAGGTTGGAGTGACTTACACCTCGCTGGTGGAAGAGATCACGGTGACACTCGTTTAGGAGGTTGTTATGACAGAAGAATTAGTACTTGAAACAGTTCCAACCGGAACGTCTGGTTGGATCAGTGTTGTGCAGACGAATTTTGATTTAATAGAAGCGTTTGTGAATAGCCTACATACTGGGGTCATTGTCCACGACGGAGAAGTGGTGACTCACGAAGGAGAGATCCTGGTAAGATTCAGCTAATTGCAAGCGCTTGCAAAAGGAGGGCGAAATGGAGTTAAAAGAAAACGCACTGACGTTGATAAGCACCACAAATGTACCTTTTGACGCTATAGCGGCGATCACGCTTTTTACTGTGCCGGTTGGGAAGCTGTTTATTCCGATCTTGCTTGTGGTAAGATGTGGAGCGGATGCAGCTGTTACTACTGTTACTGTTGGAAGGGTTGGGGCTTTGACCGATTTCCTCAATACGCAGACCCTTTCCAATTTGGATGCTGATGGAGACATGGTGATTTTGCAGCCAGTCCCTGTCGCCACGCCAGTCAAGCTCAAAACGTATGCGGCGGGAGTTGTATTTCAGATGGACGTTGGGACAAATGTTGGTGGAGCGACAAACGCAGTAGACCTCTTTGGTTTCTTGGTTGAAGCATAAGGAGGTGAGATTTGATGGATAATGGAGCAGTTGTTAACGCGGCCCAAGCAATTTTAACTACCCCGTTGTATTATGTGTCAACGTTGATAGCGATAGCGATTTTTGTGGGAGGGGTGGTTGTTGCGATCAGCAAGGCTCGGTTCATGACGAAAGACGACTGTAAAGAGAAGTGTCCGTCTACGGCAGAGCTGGTTGATAAAGGTGATTGTGAAGACAAGCATGAAGTATTATCTTCTACGCTATGCAGAAAAATCGATGTGGTTGTAAGTGATGTGGGAGAGACAAAGGTTGATATTGAAAAGATTGAAGTCCACATCAGTAATTTTACATTGTTCATGGGCCGGGTACAGCAGTATATGAAAGACCAGGCGGATCGAGACAAACTGAGTGCTATTAAGAAGGCCGGAGTGAAGGACACATCATGAAATTCTATTATGGAGCAACGTCGGAGCGTAGGCTTGGGACATGCCACCTCGACGTCCAGCGGGTATTGAGGGAAGCGCTTGCGATGGGTATAATTGATATCGCGATCGTTTGTGGGCATCGTGGGAAGAAGAAGCAAAACGAGTATTACTACGGCAGGCCACAGAAGTCAAGAGCGAAGTGGCCTGATGGGAAGCACAACAGCGATCCGTCAGACGCTGTTGATGCCGCGCCTTATATAAACGGTGAGATATCATGGAATAAGTTGCACTGCTGCGTCTTGGCAGGAATTGTTTTGACTTGTGCGGTGAAACTTGGTATAAAGATAAGGTGGGGAGGGAACTGGGACATGGATGCCGAACCGATTACTGATCAGGACTTTCAAGATCTGGTCCACTACGAAAGAGTGAGGTAATGTATCAGCAAATTGAACGGCTGCAATTTTTATTGTCAAGATGCTTGGTGTCCTGTAACAATTCTGGCTCAAGCAACCAGAGCATAAAGATCGATAACCTTCCCAAAGTAATGGGAGATGGAGCGAAAATTGAGGTCAATCAGGTGTCTGTCATTGTAAATCAGTTGAGAGATGATATTGGAGAAGCCAAGCAAATAGTTGATGATTTATTGCTAATGGTGCCCCATAAAGGGCTCACAATAGGCCAGGCGACCGCAAGATTTCAAAATAATGTAGCGCTAAAGGCTTTGGAGAGAGCTGAAGGCAATATTACAAAAGGTGCAAAACTACTTGGAATGAAACGCGGTGTGTTTAATTATTACTGCAAACGATTTAAAAAGGAGGAAGAGGGATGAAAAAAGCATTTTTGATTTTACTGGCAAGTGTGTTTTTGGTGGCTGGTGCTGTATCAGCGAAGAGAATTGATTTTACGCTCCAGTGGTCTCCGAACGTAGAAGAAGACATGGCAGGGTATACGTTATATGACCGGCTCAACAGCGGAGCCTACGACTATGAGAATCCTTTGGAGACTGTAGCGTGTACGATCCAAGCCAGTGAGTGTCTGACGGAAGAAACTTCGGACGGAGAATGTGTAAAGCCGTCACATGTAGATGCCGTAGAGGGAGTGCTGTCAGTGTTCCATTTTGTGGCCCGCGCTTATGATGGAGGAGGCAACTTCTCAGGAGATTCGAATGAGGTAGATTTAGAAGTGGACTTGACGATCCTTCCGCCTGTTGGTGACTTGACTGGAGTTTATAATGATGTGACTGATGCAGTGGATCTTCACTGGGCTCAGACTCCAGCAGGAAGGGTGACGTACTGGAAGGTGCTTATGTCAGATGCTGCTGGAGGGCCGTACACGGAGCTTTTGCAGGTTGATAATGTGCAAGGGAATGAAGATGACGTTACAGCAGAAGTACCTGCGTCCACTTTTCCGCCAGACGTACAGCTGAAGAAGTATTTTGTCGTGGTGGGATATGCTGCTTGGGATATAGTCTCAGTCAACTCGGCAGAAATAGAAGTTGACATCTTCAGAGACACAGCTCCGAGCGAGATCATGGATCTGCA